ATACAGGTGTCTTTTAAAGAATCTAACAGAGATATGCAATTATATACTAAAGTATTAGGTATAGAAAAAGGTGAAAGAAGCAATTTTATAAAGCATTGCATAAGAGTTTATTTTGAAAATAAAGAAAATAAAAAAGTAGAGAAATAAATCTCTACTATACATATAACAAAAGAAAAATAGTTATAGGAAATTTACTTATAGAAAGGATAAGATCAAAATGCTTAATTACTTATTAAAAACTTTTATCAGAAAAAATTTAACTACAAAAAACACAAGAAATGTAGATGAGTTACTGTACTACAAAACTGTATATTCTACTTATATTAAAACATCTAGTAATTTTCAATTTGCGATAGAAAATGGATTCTTGAATTACAAAGAAATACAATATATTAAAAGTACATTAAACATCTACATTTCTAAAAAACATCGTTATAGAGATTATAAATATAATAACTATAAAAACGATGTGCAAGAGATTTACGACAAGCTACAATGTAAAGTATTATCTAAAAAACAATTACTAAAATTAGATGAATATATTACCGATATTGTAGCAAGTAAATCTCTCAAAATTAGTACATTTGTTCCAGTACCAAACATAAGCCAATCATAGCTTATGTAAACCATTGAAGGAGAATATATTTTTAAAGATACCCAACCACAATTATCTTTTTTATTCTCTTTCATTCTCTTACATATAGTTTTCCCAAAAACTATTAATAATATTCAAAGGAGTTTTATTATGGATCTATTTATCTTAGATAAAATTATATTAAAATTTTTATTCAGTATAGGACCAGAAAGATTATTTTTTTATAGTCTATTTGGACTTGGCATAACTAATACTTTATGTGCTAGCAATTCTAATAAGAGGCTAAAAAAATGATTACTGAACTTACTATTGCAGCATCAGGAATGTATTTGTACGAAAGAATAGTAAAAAGAGATTTATACAAAATAAAAAAAGAAATAAGTAATATATTTAATAAAAATAATTTAGAATATAACATAATAGATATAGAAAAAAAAGAATTTGGATATACTGTACTAGTTAGTTTAAATAGTATTGGTTATGATAAATTAGATAACTTAAAAGATAATATCGAAACATGTTTTGGTTATAACTCATATATAACTCAAAACGATAACCTCAAAACTGCAACAATAGATATAATTACAGAAAGACTATCAGACACCACAAAATTCTCTCCAGTAATAACTAAGCCCTATGAGTTTTATTGTGGCTTAAATATTAAATTTATACATCTCAAATCAGACCTAACACGTTTTCCTCATGTACTTGTATCAGGTCAAACCGGAAGTGGTAAAACAGAAATAATAAGACTTAGTATAATGAATTTAATCCATAATTTTTCAGATAGAGATATAAATATTTATTTTTCAGATTTAAGTGATATGTGTGATTATGAAATTTTTAAAAACTGTAAACAAGTGAAAGGGTATGCTAAAACAATTGAAGAATCAGAACAGCTATTTGAATACTTAATGCATATCTATAAAAAAAGATTATCCATTTTTAGCAGTAAAAGTTGTAAAAATATAAAAGAATATAATAAATCCTTTAATAGCAAGAGAATGAGCTATATATATCTAGTCTTAGATGAATTTGCAGATTACTTCCCTCAAAATCAGTATGAAGATGATTATAAATCTAAAGTAAAATGTTATAACATATTAAAACATATGGTAAGAAAATTCCGTAAAGCAGGTATATTTCTTGTGATTGGAATACAAAGACCAGACACTACTGTTTTAGATCCTAGCCTAAGGAGTAACCTATGTACTAAAATTGGATTTTCACAGAACACTAACAGTAGTTCTCTTGTAGTCTGTGATACAAATGAATTGACTAATATTGAAAACAGAAAAGGATTATTTATGTATGGCAATACAAGAGAATGGTTTAAAAGCTTATATATAGATGATAAATTAATTAAACACTATATTAAAAATAGTATAGTTACAGATAAAAAAGATTTTAATAAATTCTTAGAAAACAATAAAAAAATAAACTCTCATGCTCCTATAGAAAATATTAAACCTGCAGTTGTACCAAAACTTAAAACTAAATCTAAAATTAAGATATGTATCTAAAAAAAAGAGATAGTGAAATAATAAAATTTATAAAAAAATATGGGAGCATAACAATTAATCAATGCAGTAAAATATTTTATACTAAAAACAAAGAAGGGTACCAGCAAGCACGTAAAAGATTAAAACAACTTTCAGATAATAAATTTATAAAAAGATATAGAAAAGACATGCAATCAGAATGTATTTACTTTTTAGATAAAAAACTAAGCATACATGATCTAAAAACCCTGGACATATATGCAGAACTAATTAATGCAGGAGCAACTATAAAAAGCTTTACTTCTAAATATAGAATAGACACTATAAAAAGCAATAAAAAATATAGGGAACTAGATGCATATATAGAATTTATATATAAAGATTATCTTAATTTTTTAATACTGGAAATTGACTATACACACTTTACATCTAAAAATAAAATAATAGATATATACAATTCAAACTATTTTCAAAATAAATATAAAAACTTAGATTCTAATATTTTCCCAGACATTCTAATACTAAGACCTTTTCAAGAAAACAAAAAAATACTCTTGGATAAAACAATAAGCATAAACTACACAAACTTTGCTCATCCAGATATCCAAGAGATCTTAAATTAATTATCATATATTTTTTATTGTTTTTATTATGCTTATCGTTACTAAAGAATTGCAGTATATATATATTTCAAGGTATAACTAATACCTATATTACAGTTATCCATCATATGTATATATGACTGGTATGGTTTTGAATTTAAAACCAAAATATCTAAAATAAAAATTGTGGATAACCTTCTATATCATATAAAAATTTGAGAAAGTTATCCACAATATATTGCAATATTTTAATTTTTAATGTAATATAATAACATAAAAACAAATATATAAACGGTTGCGTTATTTAAATAAATGTACAAAAAATAACACATCCGCTAACATCTTCAAACTTTGGTCGGTGTGTAGATGCTAACGGATCCAAAAAGTAAAAACTAATAAGTTTTTATAACTAAATTATATGATTATTATATAGGATATATTCATATATTGCAATAGTTTTTAAAAAACCTTTTAAGATTTTTACTAGTTATTTTTTAGTACAAATCTTAGGGGGTTTTTTTACATGAAAAATTATGGCCAATTCAATTTTAAAAAATACACAATATATCAGTTCAATATATGCTTTAAAGACGGGAAAATAAAAAATAATCTTATGTCCTTTTATAGCTGGCTCATCCGCATATCTAAGAATAATTCTATTAATATACCTAAAGACTTATTAACAAAACTTTGGAATAGAAAACAAAGCAAGAAAGCAAGTAGAGAAAAAACTGCTTATAAGAAAGTTAATGCTAGTACAGTTTTACGTTGGATACATAAATTAGAAAAAGCTAAGCTTTTATTTATAGATAGAAGTAGTATTACTAATACATATGTATTAAATTCAGATGGATCTATACACCCAAATGTTTTTAAAAATACAAAAAAACGCACTAAAAAATGCACTAGTCAAAAAGTAACTGAACCAGTTGAAAATACTAGTATACAAGAGTTAGACAATGTCTATAAAAACAGTAAACTAAATTCTAATACTAAAGATATAGATATATATAACAGTAAACAAGTTACTTACATGGATGATGAAGTTTATAAAAATTATATAAAAGACCAAGAAAAAGTATCTAACGCAAAAGAAATGTTAGAAATAACAGAAAAAATGTTTAAGATCATGCGTGTTAGAAGTTCTAGAATTAAAGGATATGTTATGTCTGTATTAAACTACGCTACTAGTGTATCTAAAAAATATGCTTATAACTATGTTGCCAAAGCTATAGAAAATGCTAGAGAAAGATATTATAGAGAACGTGCTAATGCATTTAAAAATAACACTAAAGAAGATACATTCAACAATTATCCTCAAAGAAAGTATAGCATTGAAGATTTAAAAGACTTAGAAAATAAGCTGCTTAGATGGTAAAACTAAAAAACACTAGAATTAATCTAGTGAATTGTTATTATTTTTAAAATAATCTAGTATTATTTTAGCAGCCATATTACTTACTGTTCTGCCTTCATATTCAGCTTTTTCCTTTAATTTTTCTTTTAGTTTTTTAGAGATAGTAATCTGTATTCTAGTATTTTCTTTTTTTATCAAGCACTACACCCCCATGGAAATTATACTAGAGAGGTGCAGTATCTGTAATCAAAGTGTATCTAAGTGTACCACCTTTATTATAAAATTTTATGAATTTTTAATAGATCATACGGATGAACTCCTAATGCATTAGAAAACTTTTCAATATTTTTTAATGTTGGGGTTTTTAAATCCCTTTCAACTCTGGAAATATAACTTTGTGTCATATTACATTTTTCAGCTAAAGTTGCCTGCGTAACTTTAGCTAATATTCTTTTTTCTTTTAACTTTAGTTCTATTTCGTACATTTTTCCTCCTATGCTTATTTAATTTAAAATATAATTGCATTTAAGTTTACGTCTAAATTAATAAAAAGTACAAGTAAAAAATTGTAGCAAATTGCGGAACGATTTTCCTAAATATGACCGCATTGCATAAGGTTTTGTATTATAATACTAATTGTTAACAACTTTAGTAAACACATAAAATTTTATGAAAATATTAATTTAAATACACAAATAGCAATAAGTTATTAATAAATATATCAATTATATATTAAATTAATAATTTGATCATATGTGAATGTTATTCACAAAAATAATCTATAGCGAATTAAAAACAAAAAACGCTATAAAAAAGTACAAAAAAATTTCGTATTGCATGCATATTGCAAAGTGAATTTTAAAGCACTGTATTAACAAATTATCAAATAGATCTGTTTGAAGATACTTAAAGAAAGATGTATATTAAAGATGCGCAAAAGATAAGGATCGATCCTCCAAATAAATTTTAAAGTTTAGTTTAAAAAAATATCTATTCTTCTATAATAGATGTAACAAAGTTCAGGAGGGGTACGTATGAAAGAAATATTAGAAATAGAAATTAAATTGTTAAAAAAATTAAATAATATAAAAGAAATCAAGAAAAAGAAGAAGGATTAATTTCCCTCTTCTTTTTCTTGTAAATCCTTTTTTCTAAATGTTTTAAATCTGCTTTTAATGCCATAAGTAACATTTCCTTTTCGGTATCTGTTAAATTATCTAAATCATTTAACATGTTGAGAGATCTGAGCTCTTTACAAACTCTTTTTAAAGATTTAAAACATTCTCTTTTATCTAGATAATCTTTTTCCTTTGAAACTCCATATAGCCAGTATTCATCTGGTTTATTTGAAATTTCAAATAGCTTATCTAAAACATTTTGGGATGGTTTTCTAGTACCATTTTCTAGCATACTATATAGAGATCTAGTTATGCCAAGTTTTTCAGCCATATCCTGTTTAGTTTTAATTTTTAAGCTTTTTCTGAATTCTAGAAGTCTATCTTTAAATTCCATTGTCATAAAACCTCCTAACAATTATATTATATCACATATTTGTGACATTACAACACATATATGTAATATACTTTACAAATATTACACAAAACGTCACAATAATGTGAAATATAATGAAAATTAAAGTAATCGAAGAATAATATAATTTAAAAGCCAAAAACAAGAATAAATCCAACTTCAAAACTTTACAAAATTGTGAAATAATATAGATACAGAAGAGGTGATAAATATTGAAAGCAACTTTAAAAGATTTAAGAAATAATATAGAAGGTATATACAGCATAACTACAATTAGAGTTGCTCATGAACTTGGAATTTCTAGAGAACAGTATTCAAGAATAGAAAATGGATTTTACAAACCCAATAATTTAAAAATTGAAAAATTAGCTACACTATTTAAAGTTACTGAAAATGAAATTATTAAAGCATGGAATAACTCTAGAGGGGGAAAAGCAAATGAAAGAAATATTAGAAATTGAAAAACAAATATTAGAAAAACTAAAAGAATTAAAAAAAGATAAGTAATTAATTATATTTTTTAACAAATGTGTATATCTAATATATATATTACATTTCTAAGTAAAAATGCATATCTAAAAATAAAAGCATTTCTATTAACAGTAGCTCCACATCTTTAGAGCTAAAAAAAATTAGTATAAAAAAACTTTTTAGTAAAAAACGACTATAATAATTAAACATCAGATGAATTCAAGGAGGCATAAAATTGAGTGATAATAGAAAATATTATTATCTAAAGTTAAAAGAAAATTTCTTTGATACAGAAGAAATTAAAATTCTTGAACAAATGACAAATGGATATAAGTATTCAAATATTTTATTGAAGTTATATTTAAAGTCATTGAAATTTAATGGAGCATTACGAGTTAACGAATACATTCCGTATAATGAAGAGATGATTGCAGCTGTAACAAATCATGATGTGGATACTGTAAGAACAGCAATCGCAGTATTTAAGCAACTGAAATTAATAGACATACTAAATAATGGAACAATTTATATGCTTGATATCCAAAATTTCATAGGGAAATCCAGTACAGAAGCAGATAGAGTAAGGGATTTCAGAAGAAAAATAGAAGAGGAAAAAAAACGATTAGAAGGTACTAGTACAAATGTTGTACAAATGTACAACGAAAGTACACCAGAGATAGAGTTAGATACAGAGATAGATATAGAATTAGATAAAGATACAAAGAAAGATACAAAGATAAATAGTAAGTATTTAAGTTTTTTTAATAATAATTTTCATCTTATATCTCCTTTTGAAAAAGATATACTGGAAAGTTATGAAAAAGACGGCATAGAAGCCAGTGCAATAGTGTTGGCTCTACAAAAAGCCGTAAGTAAAAACAAAAGAAACATAGAATATGTTAAAGGGATATTAAATAACTGGTTAAAAAATAATATTAAAACTGTTAAAGACGTACAAGCACTAGAAGAAGAATGGAAAAGAAAAAAGAAAGGGGCTGTGTCAAATGGAAAAGATAAAGATGGAGGCATTGGAAAGGATAATGCAACAAGTAAGAAATCCAAATACAATTTCAATCGACCATACAAAGGACCAGACTATAGTGAAGAAGAAATTGATTTTTAATAATACAACTGTATGTCCTATATGTAAAGGTGTAGGAATGGTACTAAATAAATCTACTGGAGCATACAGGCAATGTGAATGTATAAAAAGACAAAATTTAAAAGATCTTTGGAAAAGATATGGAGTTGATCCTAAAGATATAAAAAAATTAAATGAGTTTATATGTACAAATGATTTACAAAAGATAGCTAAAGATAAGGCTATAAAATATATAAAGAATTTTGAACAAATAAAGAACACTAAAGAAAATAGTTTTGGATTGTTTGGCCAACCAGGTGCGGGAAAGACACATATACTTTTAGCTATGGGAGCAGCTCTAATTTCGCAAGGTATTCAAGTGCTTTACATGCCATACGTGGAAGTAATGAGAGAGTTAAAAGCTACAACTATGGACAATGAATATTATATGAAAATTTCACGAGGATATATGAAAGCAAAAGTATTAATAATTGATGATCTGTTTAAAGACAAATTAAGAAATGGTGAAGTAGTAGGAGAATTAAAAGAAGCAGATATAAAACATCTTTATCCAATAATTAATTACAGATATTTAAATAATCTTCCAATATTAATCAGTTCAGAATGTACTCCTGAATTATTACAACAATTTGATGAAGCGCAAGGAGGCAGAATAGTTGAAAGATGTGGAGATAATATAACAGTATTTAAAGGTGAAAAATATAATTATAGAATGCAGAAGTTTATAAGCTAAATCCATTTGCTCACTAAACTAACAATTGGGGTAATTAAAAAAAAGGAAGTGAGCAAAATGAGCAAGGAAAAGCAAGAGAATCAAGAAAAAAATGAAAGTATAGAAGAAGTAATGAAAGAACTTTTAAAGACATTAAATAGTAAAATTGCAGAAAGGATGAAAACTAAAAATTCAAAATAGTATATAGAATAATATAAGCTAGATCCGGTTGCTTGCTAACAATTAGGGTATTTTAAAAAAGGAGTGAGTATATGTCTTATAACATAGATGAAGGACAAGTTTATAGAGAAGATGACGGGGAAGTAATTGTGGAGATAGAGGTTAGTTTTATAGAAAATGAAGAGTATAGAGTAGTATTATTTGATAGCTATGAAATGCTAGGAGTTTGGATAAGTAATAACTATCAAAATAAAATCTTGGAAATAGTAGTGAGTGAGGATTAGATGTGGAACGTATGGACAAGTTGAAGTTTGGAGGGTTAGCAGTGATTAAAAATAAAAAAGATAAGAATATAGAGCAGTTAGTAGTTAAATATGATGATGGTACTGAGAAAGTTATAAAGAAAGGTGCAATAGTTGAGTTAGGCAATAATGAAAATGAAGAAGAACAAACTTTAAGTATGGAATTTGCTGATTGCAAAGGTATTGATTTAACATCAATTGTTTTAGGTTTTGTTCAAATGGGGGCAGAAATGGGATTGTTCAATAACCTTGAAGAAGAATAGATACGCAAAGATAAAGGATGGTGAAATTTGATAATGGAACAATGTAAGGTTTGTGGAAAAAATTTAGACATAAAGGTACACGACATAATAAAAAGAAATCAATGCAGTGTAATGTCACAAGCACCAATAAATAAAATATGTTTATGCTCTAAACATAGTAGATATGCACTAGATGTTAGATCTAAGCTGTATTTGCAAAAGAAGCTATTTAAATTATTTAGCAAGAAATATTATCACAAGGATGAGATAGAACAACTTTTAAGAATAGATAGAGAAGATGTAGATAATCTTGTTAGAAATTTAAATTGGAAAAAAGAGGGTTATGAGAATATAGAGATTGTAAAGACATGTATGGGTGGCATAATTTATGCAAAATAGGAAGTGAGAGCATGAAACGTATAGCATTTGCAAGTGGGGGTAAGGATAGTACAGCAATGATAGATATTATGTTAGATTGTTGTATTAAAGTAGATGAAATTGTATTTATAGCAAATGAAAAAGAATTTCCACAAGAAAAAGAGTTTAGAAATTTTTTAATTAATAGATGGAATCATAAAGCTAAATGCACAGTTATACAAAGAAAAATTAAATGGGACGATTGGTTTTATGGAAGAATTACTAGAGGATCTAGAAAAGGATTAAAACGTGGTTTTCCAACGACACTTTATCCTTGTTGGTGGACTAGAGAAGCTAAAGTAAACGCAATAGAAAAATATATTAAATATCAAAAGGTTAAATATAATGAAGATGTAATACAGTATATAGGATATACAAAAGATGAAAAATCAAATACAAGGCAAGATATGAAATGGAATTATTATAGTAATAAAGTTAAACAAAAAAGGTTCCCCTTGATTGATTGGGGAATGAGTGAAAGTGATTGTTATAAATATTGCTATGAGGAAGGAATACTAAATCCACTTTACAATTATTTTAAACGATTAGGGTGTTACTTGTGTCCTAAACAAAGTGAAGAAAGTTTAAGGACATTGAAAAAATATTTTCCAGAGCAGTGGAATGAACTTATTAAATATTTAGAAGATACCTGCAAATCAGAATTTGTAGATCCTGGACAATTTAATATTAAATTTAACTTAGAAGATTTATATTATTTATAAAATGTAAGATTACATGTTTAGTACGATAGTCTCAAATTGGACTAGTTAACATATACAAAATTATGTTAACTAAAATAAAAATGTAAACAGGAGGGTGAATATGAAAGGTACTGGTGTAGTAAGAAGAGTAGATGAACTTGGAAGAATAGTTCTTCCAAAAGAATTAAGAAGGACTTTAGATATTAGAGAAAAAGAAACAAGCTTAGAAATTTTCGTAGAAGGAGAAGAAGTTATCTTAAAGAAGTATGAGCCTGCTTGTATATTCTGTGGAAATGCTAGAGACGTAGTTAACTATAAAGGCAAGAACATTTGTAAGGAATGTTTACAAGAATTAAAGGAGGAAATATAAATGAACATAGTAGCAATTGCATTATTAGTAAATGCAGCAGCAATAGTTACAACTGGAGCAGTAGTAGTTAAAGAGATTAAAAAAGTTAATAGAAATGTGAAAAACAACATGGAAGTTAGCTTTAACAATAACAAAAGCTTAGAAGACTTTAAGAAAGATTTAGATGTAGCTGGAGCAAAAGAAGAGTTAAAGCATCATATAAGTAGCGAATTCATGGGGCTATCTTTTAGGGGGTTACAGTTAAATCTAATAGATCCTTTTAAGAAAGGAGCTGATAAGTAAATGGAGTATATAAATGACGTAACTATAAATGAAGCTGTAGTACATGTTCTTGATAACAATGCTGATGAGCCTATATTGAATGGTTATAAATTAGAATTAAATGATGAGGTGTACACATTTTTAACTAAGCATATACAAAAATGTTTTAAGGATGAAGAACTTAAATATGCTGTTTTTAATGAAGAAAAGAATAGTGTTAAAGAAGTTTCTCAGGAATTTTTAAATAGAGAGTGTGATTTTTTAGAAGCTTCCAAGGAACTTGCAAAACAAATGTTTATACTCATGAGATCTAAAGGAAGTATATCATCATGTGACTTTGTTGTGGTCCATATATCTACAGAGTATGGCCCAATGCTTGGAATTATGAAAATGGATTATGTAAAAAGTTATTTTCATACAGTAGATATTGTAGATGAGAAAATAGATATTAATATAATTTCACAACATACAGGATTACCAGGTGGTGGACAAAAAATAAGTAAATGCGCTTTTATTAAGCCAATCAGAGAGAATGATTTTGATTTAATGCTTATAGATAAGAAAACTAAGAATAAAACAAGTGAAGAGTATGGATCTAGTTATTTTACTGATTACTATTTAGGTTGCAGAGTAATAGATAATGAAAGGGATATTACAAAAAGTTTTGTTCATGCAGCAGAAAGATGGACAAGAACTTGTTTAAAAGAAAATGCAGAAATGCAAGAAAAGGTTAGAAAGACTATAAAAGATAAATTAAAAGAGGAAGAAGAGTTTGACGTAAAAGAAGTTGCTGAAGAGTTGTTTGGAGATGAAACGGTTGGTAAAGAAAGTTTTGTAAACTTTATTAAAGAAGAAGGCGGAGTTGAAAAAGTAGCTGTAGATAAAGAATGGGTGGATAAGAAGTTTAAAAGAATAAGACTTAAAATTGATAAGGATATAGATATCTATTTAAATGAAGATGCTTATAACGATAATAGCAGATTTGAAATAAAGAGAAATGGTGATGGCACTATAAATATGATTATAAAACATGTTTCAAATTATATAGAAAAGTAGGGGGAATAACAATGAACAGAGTTGTACTTATTGGGAGGCCAACTAAGGATCCAGAACTTCAATTTACACCAGGAGCAGGAAAAGCAGTAACTAAATTTATATTAGCTGTAAATCGTAGATATAAAAAAGATGGCCAACCAGAAGCAGATTTTTTACCTATCGTAGTTTGGGGGAAAATAGCGGAGAACACAGCCAACTATGTTAGAAAAGGAAGTCAAATTGGGGTAAGTGGTTCTATACGTACTAGAAGCTATGAAGCTAAAGATGGAAATAAAAGATATGTTACTGAAATTGTGGCTGATGAAATACAGTTTTTAGATTCTAAAAATAGTAGACAAAATAATTCTGATGAAGAATATTTAGATCCTGATGTAACACCGGTGGATGATAATGATATTCCATTCTAGGAGATGATGCAATGAAATTAAAAAGCGAGATAGATGAAGTTTTGAAGTTATATAGGGAAGGTTATGCAGTAAATTTTGCCATAGCTTTAATAAAAGAAAGGAGAAAAGAAAATGGGAAAAAAGACTTGGACAGAAGAAGAAGAACAATTTCTAGAAGAGCATATTAATGATATGACTTATGAGAATTTAGGAAGAAAACTTAATAGAAGCATTAATGCTGTTGCTGCAAAAGCTAAAACAATTGGGTTAAATAAAAAAGGGAGTAGAGATATAAAAATGCTTAGAGCAGAAGCAAAATTAGAAAACGACGGAAGAAGAAAAATGAAAGAATTTAATTTTCAAATTAATATTGGAGAAAAAGTATTAATTGTAGCTAAAGAATGTAAGCAAACAAATAAACTGCAAGGAAAGGTTATAAGTAAAAATAAAAACTTTATAACAGTTCAATCAAGACATTATAAAGAAAGTTTTTTAATAAGAGATTTTTATTGCGGGATGGCAGAAATAGGTTAAGGGGGAACAGTTGTGGATTTAATAGAGTTAGCAAATATGCAAAAACAGTTAGATAGTTTTATAGCTAAAGAAAAGGGGTTAGGAGATCCATATAATAAAAAGTTTTTAGAAAGTAGAATTTTAGCTTTAAAGGTAGAAATAGCTGAATTAGCAAATGCAACACGTTGCTTTAAATATTGGAGCAATAAGGGACCAGAAAGCAAGGAACGTATTTTGGATGAAGCAGCAGATGTATTACATTTTATATTAAGCATTATAAATTTAGAAAATACAAAAACTTTAAAGCTGGAAAAGACAAACAATATGATTTCAAAAGGTTTAGATATAAAAAAAGAAAGTGATTACACTGTATTGAGAGAAAAATTAATAATTCAATTTAATTTATTATTTCAATATGTAGAAAAAGAAAAATGGTTAATAGTTATTGTAGAATTAGCATATAGCATTTTGATGATGGGATTTACATTAGAAGAGTTACAAGAAGCTTACTTAAAAAAGCATGAAGAAAATTACAAGAGACAGGAGCAGGGATATTAATTTAATAGATACTAATGTCATATGAGAGTATTGTTATATAGTTATATTCTCATATGACACTCAAATGATATTGGCTTGGGGGGAGAAGAAATGGGGGAAAAGAAAGAAGAAAAAAAGGAGAAAAGAGAAGTAAAAGTTAAAGGTGGAGCAGTTAAAGAGAGTAAGGGGTGGAAGTACCAGGAGCTAAAAATGAGGGTATAAGATGATTAAATATAGGAATTGGAAAGATGTAAAAGATGATTCTTACTATAAGATGAATGTTAAGAAATACTGTAAATTAGGAGAAAAAATATTACAAGAACAGAGAAAAGGTTCTAAAAGAAATAAAGATAAGATAAAAGAATTGATATGCCAAAGAGAAATGATAACTAAGATTTTAAATAATTAGAAGGAGTTAAAATGAATTTAAAAAATAAACATACCATTCCAATCCTGGTAAACCAGGTTGTGTAAGGTGAGGAGTTACCCACTCCAATAGGTTGGTTACCCACTGGAAAGTGCCATGGTAAATAAATTAGTTCCAGACGTAAAAATTGAACTGAGATGACGCCCACGTTTAACCAACGTTCACCAATTCTAATTTTATTAGATGCGGGATAGCCCACTATTAATAAAAAAATAGGTTACTGGGGGGAAATAAATAATAGATATTTTTCCTACTAATTTGGGAATTCAAATTAGTAGGTGGAATGGTTGGAAAAACATATTATTAGTTTTAGCGGTGGTAAAGATAGTACCGCTATGTTGCTAATGATGTTAGAAAAAGATATGCAGATTGATGAAATAGTATGCTGCGATACTGGTGTAGAGTTTCCAGAAATGTATGAGCATATAAAAAAAGTAGAGAAATATATAAAAGGTTCAATAAAAATTTTAAAAGCTAAAAATAACTTTGAATATATGATGTTAGAACATAAAAAAAGGAATGGCACTTTAGGCTACGCATGGCCATCCATGATGAATAGGTGGTGTACATCATATTTAAAGAAAGATGTAGTAAGAAGATATTTAAATAAATACAAGAAACAAGGTTATGAAATCGTAGAGTATCATGGAATAGCTTCAGATGAAGCATACAGATCATATAGAAATAAAGAAAAAAATATTAAATATCCACTAATAGAGTGGAACGTGACAGAAAAACAATGCTTGGATTACTGCTATTCTAAAGGATTTAATTGGAATGGACTTTATGAACAATTCAAAAGGGTTAGTTGCTGGTGCTGTCCACTAAAAAGTTTATATGAACTTAAAGCTTTATATAGGTGGCATCCGAAACTTTGGAATAAGCTAAAACAACTAGATAATAAAAGCTGGAACAATTTTAGAAGAGATTATACTTTAGAACAATTAGAAGAAAGATTTAAAAGAGAAATTTGGTGGGAAGAAAATCAAATTTCAATGTTTCATTAATTATATAAATAGTAGATTGTGAAGGAGGAAAAACAAAATGAAAAAACTATATAAATTTTTTTGGGATTGTGGTAGACAAGGTGAAGTAGAAGGAATGTTTATAGCAGAAGAAACGGAAGTTCAAGAAGCTATAGGGGAAAAAGTATATTTTGGTGAGATACTTGGGAAACATAGCGAAGTTTATGGGACTATTGAAGAAGGTGAAATAACAGAACTTGAAGTTTCTGAAACAACAGTAAGAGAAATGGAAGAGGTTATAGGTACAACTATAAGCGGGTACAATCCTTTACACTATATACAATATGAATGTAGTAGATGTGGCGATTTGATTACTGTTGGAGAAGTTGATTGGTATATCAATAAAGATGGAGAAAAAATATGTGAATATTGCGTTACTGAAGAAGAAAAAGCAAATTTAACACAGTTATAGATTCGCAAAAATAAAGGGGGAAGAAAATTGGAATGGAGGGAAAGATTAAATAAGCTACTAGATGGAGAATTAAAACTATTTGAGGAAGATTATATACATGGAATATCATGTGTTTATATAAAAAAGGGAAAAAGACTAAAAGCAAAAATAGATTTTAAAAATAAAGTTATATATAGCCTTAATGGACAAGTTCTCAGGAGGTGTAATTGATGGCGTGGACATTAGCAGCATTAGTTGTTATAGCTGGAATAATAATTTTTATAGAGGCTTTAGTACTACTAATAGCTAAAGAAACAACAAAAGACAATGGTGAAAAATTAGATAGACCAGATCTAATAGATATAGATAAAAAATAATGGAGGTAGCCTATGATAGATAAGGAGACTTTTAGAAAGACTGAAAAAAAGCTATACAATTATTTTGGAAAAGATAGAAAAATAGAAAGCTTAAAAAGAAAAATAATTTTATTAAAAGAACAAATATGTGAAATAGATAGAAAACTAAAAAGTGTAGACATAAGTATTCCAGAAGAAAGTAGAAGTATAACATATGAGGAAAGAGTTCAAACATCTAATGATTGTACTAGTTATGCTGAAAGAACTTTAATTAGAATTACTGATAGACTTATAAAAGAGAAAGCAAGAAAAAAAGAAGAAATAAATGAATTAGAAGAAGAAATAAGAAGCATAGAAGCGGATAATATAATAATTGAACTTAATGTAAAAGATTTATGTAAAGAAGATAAATCTTTTCTAAAATTAAAATATGGAGAAAGTAAAAAGGATTGGCAAGTTGGAGAAGAACTGGGAATGGCACAATCTACAGCTACAAGACAAAGACAAAGGTTGGTTGAAGATGTAGCAAGATGGGAAGAACTACTCAAAAACGTGCATTAAAATTGCATTAAAAATGAATTTTAAAATAGCAAATCAATGTTATAATTATATTGTGAGAAAAAATAAAGATTTAAGCCAACAATATTCATATCCTTGAAAAGGCACTAGTTAAAACATTAGCTAGTGCTTTTATAATATATTTTAAAATAAATACAGTGTTATGATATTGGCAATTACACTACATAAAACACCTAATACTATAGATATTAGAAAATTTTTCATCTAAATCATCTCCTTTTAATTTTTATTATGATTTAAATGTTAGAACAAGATAATTTTCAAAATCAAATTTTTATTTTAAATATGTATCAAAAAACTATAGATATTTTATATGTTACTTATAATGTATATGTATCAATGAATTAACATAAAAACTCAATTATAAACCTCTTTAAATGTAACATAAAGACTTAAAAGTTTTATGTTACATAGTATAATAAAATTATACTAGGAGGGATAATATGAGTAAAATATATGGGTATTTAAGAGTTTCAACTTTAAGTCAAAATATTGCTAGACAATTAGATGCTCTAAAAAATTATGAGAAAGATAATAATATAAAATTTGAATGTATATTTGAGGATAAAATATCTGGAAAAAATTTTGAAAGACCTCAATATAAAATAATGAAACAAGTAGTTAGACCTGGAGATGTTATTGTAATAAAAGAATTAGATCGTCTGGGAAGAAATTATGATGAAATAAAAAAAGAACTTCAATATTTTAAAGATAAAAAAATTAAAATAGTAATATTAGACCTTCCTATATTACAAGGTATAAGTGATGAATTATTATATACTGTATTACAAGACATGATTATTTCTATAATGGGATATGTAGCACAGAAAGAACGTGAAAAAATACAAAGAAGAGTAAAAGAAGGATTGAAAAATGCTAAGGCCAATGGAGTGAAGTTAGGAAGACCAAAAGCTACTCTTCCAAAAGATTTTGAAAAGTATTATAAAAAAGTATTGAAAAAAGAAATAACTAAAAATGATATGGCTAAGATATTAGGAATTAGCAGAATGACTTTATATAGATATATAAAAATGTTTGATAGCACTTGGAGTTGAAGCTTCAGGTGCTTTTTATTTACGAGAAAAAAGAAGGCGATATTATGAAAATATTGGCTTGGATAGGTTTCATTATAATAACTTTAAATGTAGCAACTTATACAAACATTTACACAAGAGAGGATAAGAGATAGAGTATTAAATTTTATTGGTACATTAGTTTATATTTCATTGTCATATTTTTTTATTATGTATTTGTTTAAATAAAATAAATACATATAACATACTTAGAAAAGTCTAAGAGATTCTATTCATAAAAAATAAGGGTGGTGAAACTTATGAACCAGGTATATAAGAGAGAAGAATATATAATAGTTCCTGTATGTAATAATTTTATAGTTATAAATATAGAAAAACAATTTAAATATGGACATACACATATTAAAAATTTTAATACTGGGAAGTTACTTATAGATCTAGCGATTAAGAAGCAGCTACCTAGAAATTATATGTTAGTTAATAATCTTATAAGATTGACTAAAGATGAAGAATACAAGAAAAAACTAATAGAATTTAAAGATGAAAGCACTCTAGATTTTTCAAAGCTAATGCAAGAGGGACATACATATAAGAAAAGCAAGGGTGCATTTAGACAAATAAGATAGAAGGAGAGAAATTGATATGTCTCAAGAAGAAAGAAAAATGAATACTCATCCTGGCTCACCACCTAAACAACCTAAAAAAGCAACAAATGAGATAGTTATAAAATTAAACTTGGATACAAAAGAATTTAATAGAAAGTTAGATGAAATTTATAAAAAAATAGTTAATATTGGTAATGAAATTTCACTGGCAGAGTTAAATATAGATAAAATAGCAGAGGAATTAGCACAAAAGCTTAAAATAGGTATTATAAAGTGAGGTGATACATAAGTGAAATGGGTAAAAGGAAAAGAGCTTCAAGACCTATCTTGGAAAGCCACTATGAAAGGTTTAAATATAGATTAGAGGAGCTTAGTGGCGAATGGGCTGAAAGAAATTTAACATTATTTTTGTTAGATGTTGCAACAGGATATAGGGTACAAGATCTAGTAGATTTAACTATTGCAGATATAAGAGAAGCACTTGTAAATGGATATTTTGAAATACAAGAAAAAAAACAATACAATGCTTGGAGAACACATATAAAGAAAAATCCTAGGTCAACTAAAAAACGACCAGAAAAAAGAAAGCATGATATAGCACCTCAATTAGAAAACATATTAAGGAACTATATTAAGGGTAAAAAGAAATCTGAATATGCTTTTCCTAGTCAAAAGGGATTTGGAAGTAAACATATAAGTGCTAAAGCTTATTCAGATATACTAAAAAAAGTAGCTAATGATAAGGAAATAAATTTAAAGAATATAACCGGACATAGTTTAAGAAAAACTTATGCACGTAGATTATATGAAGCTACTAATGATTTAGAATATGTAAGAATAGCGTTAGGACACGCAAGTATTGAAGTAACAAAAGTGTATTTAGGATTGGTTGATGAAGTAAAAGAAGGTGCTGCAAAGATAGCTGCTAGAAGATTATAAAATACTTAAAAATAAGTAATTAGTTGAATGTTGCTTATTTTAGAGAAAATAAAAAAAGTCTACTAATATATACACTTAAAAAAAGAATAGGTAATCATATATGTTATTACTTATTTATTAAACAATAAAAAAACATTGTTAAAACTAGTGATATCAATGCTTTGCGAGAATATATATATTTAACTAATGAATCACATAGTAATTTATACCATATTCAATAATGCCTAGTTACTACTTATTTTGAATTAAGACGGACTCAATTATTTAATCTAATAGAGAAAATATCTATATTAAATTAAAAGAATGTTACATTGTATAAGTAGTATTTTGGAGGTGAGTAAGTGGCTAGGGCTAGAAATCCAAATAGAGATAAAGCTTTTAATATTTTTAAACAAAATCTTGGAGAAATAACATCAAAAGAAATAGCTAAAATATTAAATGAAAAGTTAAGTAATATAAATTTATGGAGGAGTACAGATCATTGGCAAGAGAAATTAAGAAGTAAAGTAGGAGCACCTTTTAATAATAAAAATGCAGTAGGTAATAAAGGTGGCCGAGGAGCTAAAGAAAATCAAAATAGTAGGAAACATGGTTTCTATTCGAAGTATCTTCCTAAAGAAGTATTTGATGCATTTGAAGATATTGAAGATATGAGTCCTTTGGAAATACTATGGACTAACATAAAAATTAAATATGCAGCTATTTTAAGATCACAAAAGATTATGTTTGTTAAAGACATAGATGATAAAACAATAGAAATAAAGAAACAAAAATCACAGTTTGACTATGTTGGTGAAAAAGGTAGTAAACACTTAGAAGAGGTATATAGTGAAAAGGAACTTGAAATCCAACAAGCTTGGGATAAGCAAGCTAACTTTTTACAAGCACAATCTAAAGCAATGAGCACGTTAACAAATATGATTAAAAGATATGAGGAAATGTTACATGCTAATTGGGAAAATGCTACTGAAGAACAAAAATTAAGAATAGAAAGATTAAAACAAAGAATAGAAAATAAAGAGTTTGAACATAGAAAAGAAGTTGACAATAAAAAGTTAGAACTAGAACGCAAAAGGTTTGAACATAACAAGAAAATGGATGAATTAAAGGTGTGGTAATATGAGCAGTGGTGTATTGCATAATTTTTATAAATCGAAAAAATGGAGAGATTTTAGAAAAAATATAATCCTTGAAAGAGGATTGGTTTGTGAAGAGTGTGGTAAGACTATATTAGATTCAAAAGAACTTCACGTTCATCATATTAAAGAATTAAATAAAGATAATTATTTAGATGCTACTATTTCATTAAATCCAGACAATGTTAAGATATTATGTCATCAGTGTCATAATAAAACTCATAATAGGTTTTGTAAGGGTAGAAAAGTTTTGAGAAAAGAAAAATCAGTATATATAGTTTATGGACCACCAATGGCAGGTAAGACTTCATATGTATTAGAGAATATGGAACCAGGAGATATAGTAGTTGATATGGATAGATTATATCAAGCTGTATCATTTCAAGACTTATATAATAAGCCGGATAACTTAAAGTTCAATGTGTTATCAATAAGAAATAGCATACTAGATAATATAAAAACAAGATATGGAAAATTTAAAGTTGCGTGGATAGTTGGAGGATATGCGGATAAGTATTCTAGAGAACAACTAATGAAAGACTTAGGTGCAGAGTTAATATTTATAGATGTTAGCAAGGAAGAATGCATAGCAAGGCTTGATAGATGTGGAGACTATAGAGGAAATCACAAGGAAGAGTGGATAAGCTACATAAATCAATGGTTTGAGAGGTATTCGTAGAAAAATAATAATCCCCCCCATTAAAAATTTTTCCGAAAACCCCAGGGGACCGGTGCCCCCCACAACAAATTCACACAAACTAAAAATTTTGAAAATCAGTGAGAGGTTTTGAAAAATGGCAAAAACAGATGTGTATAAAAGAGAATTTGAGAAGTTAACTGAAATATTTAAAGATGTAGATCCAAACAAGAAGAAGCTAGTCGAAGGATTAATTCAGGAAGCTTCTTTTTTATATGCAGAAAATTATAAGTTAAGAGAATTGATAAAAGAAACAGGTATGTTGAAAGTAAATCTAATAAATAAGAGTTTGCAAAAACCAACTGAAGCTGGGAAACAGTATTTAAAAAATATAAATAGTTATTCTGTAATTATAAAAACATTGAACGGTATTCTTCAAAAGAATGTAATAGAAGAAGAAGATGCATTTGATTTATGGATTAAAGAAAAGATGAATAATAGTGAATAAGAAATTAAAAACAATTGTAAAACTAGCATCTAATGAGATTAATGGTAAACACTCTTGGTTGTTAGAATACTATAATAAATCAATGTCCGGTGAAATTATATTAGGAAATGAATTAAAAACATGTCTTAATAACCTTTTAGAAGATTTATCAGATGATAGATTTTTCTATGATACATCAGGAGCAGATTTAAGAATTGAATTTATAGAAACATTTTGTAAGCATACTAAAAGTCCTTTTAATGGTATGCCTTTTTTATTGGAGCTTTGGGAAAAAGCAGTTATTGAAGCGTTTTTTTCTTTTAAATGGAAAGATACAGGATTAAGAAGATTTAAAAAATTAATTTTACTAATAGCAAGAAAAAATGGTAAAAGTACGTTCTGTGCAGCTTTATCGTTCACTGAATTTATGATAGGAAATGCAGGTTCAGATATTATTTGTAGTAGTAATGATGACGCACAAGCTAATTTAATATTTGATGAAATAAATAATATGAGAGAAATGTTTGATCCTAAGGGCAAAAGAACTCACAAGAATTTGAAAGGTATATTTAATTTAAAAAATAAATCTACCATAAAAAAATTATCTGAGAGAACTAGAAATAAAGAAGGAAGAAATATTGAATTTGCAGTATTGGATGAAAGTCATGAAATGAAAGATAATGTTATTGCTAAGTCTATTGAGCAATCGCAGTCTATAAAAGATGAACCAGTATTTATAAACATTACTACAGAAGGATTTGTAGATGATGGTTATTTAGATAAAGAACTTGCATATGCTAGAAAAGTTTTAAAAAGAGAAATAGAAGATTATACGTTACTTCCTTGGTTATATACACAAGATTCAGAAACAGAAGTATATCAAGATGAAAAATCTTGGTATAAAGCAAATCCGTCTCTTGGAACAGTAAAGAAAGTACAATATCTTAGAGATCAATTAAATAAAGCTCAACATGATAAAGCTGAAAGAGTGTTTACTTTATCTAAAGACTTTAATTTTAAACAGAATAGCTCATCCGCTTGGTTAATGGAAAAAGATATAGTAAATGATTTAACTTATAACATAGAAGATTTAGAAAATAGTATTGGAATAGGTGCTGTAGATCTATCTGAAACAACAGACTTATCTAGTGCTAAAGCATTAATAATGAAACCAGGAGATAATAAAAAGTATATATTACAAAAATACTTTATTCCGGAAACAAAAGTTGAAGAAGGTACTGAACAAGATAAAAAAGATTATTTAGAATGGGCTAAACAAGGATATATTCATATTTGTCCAGGAAATGAAGTCGATTATAGCGATATAGTAGCTTGGTATGTTAGTTTATATAAAAATTATAATATAAGAATGTTTAAAGTTGGATATGATAGATGGAATGCTAAAAGTTTTAAAAATGAAATGGAAGATTACGGTTTTGAAATGGAGAAAATACCTCAAGATTATAATAATCTATCAAATTCAATGAAAAAGGTAGAGGCTGATTTAAAGAGTAAGTTAATAAATTATAATCAAAATCCTATTGATGTTTGGTGTTTAAAAAATACTGTAGCTAAAGTTAATCAATATGGACAGATAATGCCCATGAAACCTAATGATACAGGAACTCAAAGAATAGATGGAGCAGTAACTATGATAATAGCATACGCAACTCTTGATAGGTATAAAAGAGAATATATGAGTTTAATAAGATAGGAGGTGAGTTCGTGGGAATAACAAGTATTTTTAGCAAATTTAAAACAAATTATAAACAACATCAGTACGCTAAAATGCTAAATGGCTCAACACCTATTTTTAGTCAATTTGGAGAAGATATTTATGCTTCAGATATTGTTAAAAATTGTGTTAGATGTATAGCTACAGAATTAAGTAAATTACAACCTAAACATATAAGAATAGATAAAGATATGCAGATAACTGTTAATAGTGATATTAACAGGCTATTAAAATTTGCACCCAATCCACTTATGACAACAAGTGAGTTTTTAGAAAAAATAACTTGGTTAAGGGAACAAACATATAATTGCTTTATTTATCCGCAGTATGACATAGTAGAAAATCATAGAAGATTTACAGGATTTTATCCTTTAAATCCTATACAAGTTGATTTTATGCAGGATATTACAAATAAATTATTTATAAAAATGTATTTTTCAAATGGTTCAGATTATATCTTACCATATGAAGATGTAATCCACTGGCGAAAAGATTTTAGCATGAATGAATTAATGGGTGGAAATAAAGATGGTAAAGCAGATAATAGGCCTTTGCTGAATTTATTAAATATAAATAATACTGTAATGCAAGGACTACCGAAAGCTGTAAAATCTTCTTTAAGCGTTAGAGGAATTATAAAAATAAATTCTATGTTAGCAAATGAAAAACAAGAAAAAGAAATGAAAGATTTTGAAAAAGCTTTAAAAAGTTCTGAAAGTGGTATTTTACCTATGGATTTAAAAGGTGATTATATACCTATAAATACAAATCCACAGATAATTGATAAAGATACTCTTGAATTTATAGAGAGAAAAATCTTAAATAATTATGGAGTATCTATGGCTATTATCAATGGTGACTTTACAGATGAGCAATATCAAGCTTTTTATGAAAAAACATTAGAACCTTTAATAAATAGCTTAGGACAAGTATTCTCAAAGACATTATTTACTGAAAGAGAACAACAGTGTGGAAATGAAATAATATTTTATCCCCAAAAATTATTATTTACAAATACTAAAAATAAAATAGCCGTTGCAGATATTTTAGGAAATAGGGGTGCATTGACAGATAATCAATTATTAGATTTGTTTGGATATCCACCCTTTGAAGGCGGAGATATAAGACATATATCTTTAAACTTTATTAATAGAGAAATTGCTGATGAATATCAAATGGCCAAAACTAAAAATGGAAAGGAAGTGAGCTAAAATGAGCAAGAAATTTCAAAGTGAAAAAAGATTGATAGAATTTAGAGCTGTTGATAATGATGAAGGTAAAATGATTATTGAAGGTCAAGCAATAACATATGATCAACCAGCAACGCATGAATGCGGAGAATATAAATTCACAGAAGTAATAAAAAGAGGTGCATTAGATAATACTGATATGAAAGATGTGCCACTTAGATATAATCATAACGATACATTTTGCATAATGGCAAGGACTAGAAATAATAGTTTACAATTAATAAAAGATGATACTGGTCTTAAAATAAGAGCAGAATTAATTGATACTCAGAGCAATAAAGACATCTATAAATCAATTCAAGAAGGATTGATTGATAAGATGTCTTTTGCTTTTACTGTAGCTAAACATGGTGATAAGTGGAGTTATGGAGAAAAAGAGACAGTTAGAGAAGTTACAAATATAAATAAATTATATGATGTAAGCGTGGTGGATACCCCGTTTTACGATACAACTTCTGTTTATGCAAGAAGCCTTGAATTATTGGAGAATAATTTAAAGCAGCTGGATAGCTTTGACTTGCAGAAAAGAAAATTAAAACTTAAATATGAATATAAATAAAAGAAAAGAGGCAATTATATGAACTTAGAACAATTATTAAAACAAGCTGAAGAAAAAAGAAAAGCGCTAGTTGATAGCATTGATGGAGCTAAAAACAAAGAAGAATTAGATACAATAGAGTTAGATTTAAGGAAACAAGATATAGTTATAAAAGATTTAAAACAACAAATAGCAGAGAGAGATGCAAATAAATCACAATCTCAAAATGAACCACAAAAATCAGAAGAACCACAAAATTCACAAGGAAATTCAGAAGAGCCAGATAAAAGAAGTGGTGAAAATCCAGAATGGAGAAGTGATAAGGGAATTACATCTATTCCAAATGGAGGATTTAAACCATTAAATAGTTATGGTTTAGAAGGAGCTGCAAAGCGTGATTCAGAGGCAGATATATTTAATACATTAGAATATAGAAAAGCTTTTATGGATTACGTTGTAAAAGGTACACCAATTCCACAAAAATTTAATGAACAAAGATCAAGTTCAATTACTACAGTTTCAGATATAGGTGCTGTAATTCCAACAAACATTATGGATAAAGTTATTCAGGAAGCAACATCAACTGGAATGATTTTACCAAGAGTGTTCCAAACAAACTTTAAAGCTGGAATAGAAATACCGATTTCAGATATAAAACCAACAGCAACATGGATTGGAGAAGATAAAACTTCAGATGTACAAAAGGTTAAAGCTGATAAAAGATTAATATTCAAATATCATACTTTGGAATGTAGAGTAGGGTTAAGTCTATTATCTGAAACTATAACTTTACCTGTGTTTGAAACTACAGTGCAAAACAATATAAAAGAAGCTATGATAAGGGCTCTAGAAATAGCAATTATAAATGGTAGTGGAACTGGACAACCTTTAGGAATAACAAAAGAAACTATACCAGAAGATAGACAAATTGAATTATCAGGTACAAATATAGGTACTATTGCAGGTTGGAGTCAAGTTGAAGCAGCTATGCCTTTAGCATATGAATCACAAGGGGTATATTTAATGGCAAAAGCTACTTGGGAAAAATATTTAAATGGTGCAACTGATAAAAATGGACAAAAATTAGGATTTACAAATATCACAAGTAAATTACAAAGAATGCTAAATGGTAGGGAAGTAATCCTAACTGATTATCTACCTTCTTTTGATGCTGCAAGCGAAGGAAATATTTTTGCTGTTCTTGTAAATCTAAATGAATATTTATTAAATAGTAATCTGGCAATGACTTATAAAAGATATTTTGATGAAGATACAAACAAATGGATCCATAAATCATTAATGATTGCAGATGGCAAAATGGGTGATAAAGGTGGATTAGTTCTAATAAAAAAGGCCGCTAAATAATGAGGAGATAATATGGAAGTATCAGAACTTAAAAGCTTTTTAAGAATTGATGATGATATGGAAGATAAAGAAATAGAATCTTTGCAAAAATCAGCTGAAATTTATTTAGAAAATGCAGGAGTAAAAAAATTATATGATAATGAGCTTTATTGTTATGCGATAAAGCTATTAGTAAGTTATTGGTATGATAGTAGAACTCCTGTTGCTATAGGGAAAACATCTAAAAACTTAGAGTTTTCCCTTAATAGTATAATAATTCAACTTGCTAATGAAGGTGATTCAAGTGTGCAATCTTGGAGGTAGATTAAATAAAAGAATAACATTTTTACAATATAAAGATGTTGAAAATGAAGTTAATGACATTGAACATAAATTACAAGAGATAAAAACTGTATGGGCAGAAATTAATCCTGTAAGAGGAAGAGAATATTTAGAAAATAAGAAACTTCAAGCAGAATTAACTTATAAGGTAACAATAAGATATACAAACCAAATAAATACAGACATGATTATAAGATTTAAAAATAAACTTTTAAATATAAAAGATATAATAAATCCTTATGAATCAAATAGATGGTTAGAAATTATGTGTGTTGAAAAGGTTGAAAATAATGAGTGATATAAATTTTAACTTTAATGGTTTAAGTGAATTGATGGAAGAATTTAAAGAAGCTGAAAAAAGGGTTCCAGACCTTTCAGAAAAGGCTTTAAAAAAAGGAATGAATAAAGTAAAAAAACTTTCAAAGGAAAAGACTCCTTATAGGGATAAGGATAAAAGACATATTAAGAATTCTTATAAAATACTTCCAATTGAATATGAAAGCAACGGTATGAATATCAAAATGACTAATAAATCGCCACACTACCACCTAATTGAAAAAGGCCACAGATTAGTAACAAAGAATGGGCGAGAAATTGGTTTTGTACCAGGACAACATATGGTTGAAAGAAGCATGGCAGAAATGGAAGAAGAATTTCCAAAACAAATAGAAAAAATGATTAAAAAGATATTAAGGTAGGGGATGCGCTTGATTGATTTAGTAGACATAAAAAAAGCAATTAATGATTTATTAAAAGACACAGGAATTAAAACAATAGACAATAGTGTAAAGGAAGGCTTTGCAAGGCCTTCTTTTTTTGTACAAATACTATCTTTAGGTGGAACTGATTTATTAAAAAGTAATACTTATGAAAATAGCTATATGATAGAAATTAATTATTTTAGTAAAGAACAAACACAACTAGATAATTTAAAAATGGCAGATGTTTTAAAGAAAAAAGTATTACCTTATATAAATATAAAAAACAGAAAATTAACACCTAAAAATATTAGATTTGAAGATATAGACGGCTTATTAAGTTTTAAATTTAATTTAAAATGGCTAGATGCAGCAGAAAGAAAAGAATATCCACCAATGGAAAATTTAGAATTAAAGATAAATAAGGGGTGAGTAAATGGGACTACCTGAGATTAATATTTTATTTAAAGACCTGGCTAAAAGTGCTATACAAAGAGGGAGCAAAGGCACAGTAGCTTTAATTTTGAAAGATGATAAAGTTAATGGAAAAGTAGTTTATTTAGAAAGTGTAAAAGATATTCCTAAAGAATTAAGTGTAGAAAATAAAGAACAAATAGAAATGACTTTCAAAGGTGGATATAAAGCACCAAAGAAAGTTATTTTTTATTGTATTGGTACAGATAAAACACTTGAAGATGCTATGAATATTCTTGAAGCTGAGGTTTGGGATTATTTAGCTATACCTTGTTTACAAAAGGGAGAAGCAGATAAAGTTGCAACATGGATTAAGGGATTAAGAGAAGATCATATACAAGTACAGGCGGTATTACCAGATTGCAAAGCTGATAGCGAAGGAATTATTAATTTTACTACTACACCAGTAAAATTAGGAGAAAAAAATTATACAAATACTCAGTATTGTTCTAGATTAGCTGGTATTTTTGCAGGCACACCTTTAAATGTTAGTGCTACTTATTATGCATTGCCTGAAGTAACAGATGTGCCTCATTTGAGAAAGTCTGAAGCTAATAAAAGAATAGATAACGGTGAATTAATCATTATAAACGATGGTGAGAAATGTAAAATAGGAAGAGCTGTAAATAGTTTAACTAGTACCATTGAAGGAAAGGGAGAAGATTATAAAAAAATTAAAATCGTTTCAATTATGGATCTTATAGATAGAGATATTAGAAAAACTTTTGCGAATGATTATGTGGGTAAATATGGTAATGGATATGATAATCAAGTTAATTTTTCAGTTGCTGTAAATGGTTATCTAGAAGGGTTAGAACACGAAGGTATTTTAGCTAAAAATAGTAATTCAACTATGGTAGATATAGAAGCTATAAAGCTTTATTGGAAGAAGAGAGGAATAGATGTAAGCAAATTATCAAAACAAGATTTAGAAGAAATGTCAACTGGTGCTCGTGTTTTCCTTACAGGAAAAACAAGGCCATTAGATGCTATGGAAGATTTAAACTTGATTTTTGAAATGTAGGGAGTGATTAAATGGCACAACATTATGCTGAAGAAAATGTTATCAATGGTACCTGGGCTGAGCTTTGGATAAATGGAGAAATTGTAGCAAATGCAACAGCATTTCAAGCAAAAATTTCTTTAAAAACTGCTGATGTAAATATGCTTGGAACATTAGCTAAACATACAAAGGTTGTAGGCTATGAAGGTAAAGGAACTATGAAACTTAATAAAGTTGATAGTATGTTTATAAAAATGATGGCTGATAACATTAAAAAAGGTAAACAAACTAAAGTAACTATAATTTCTAAACTATCTGATCCTGATGCACTTGGGGTTGAAAGAGTATGTATAAAAGATGCTACTTTTGAAGAGCTGACATTAGCAAACTGGGAAGGAAAGAAAAATGGAGAAGAAAGTATACCATTTACTTTTTCAGATTTTGAACCATTGGATACAATATAACGGAGAAAAAATACAATAAAAATTAGGAAAATAGAAAAATTATTAAAAAAACAAATAACTGGAGGTAGAAATATGAATATAGTAGAACAATTATTATCAGTAGATGCAGGAACATTAGAAATGCCTAGCAAAGATGTTACGCTTAAATTAGGAAAACTAGGAGGAAAAGAAGTTACTTTTACTTGTAAAGCAGTAAATCCAGAAAAAATAGCAAAAATACAAGATAAGTTAATAGATTTAAGTAAAAAAGGAAGTGTGCAAGGTACTAATTTAGGAGAAACAAAACTATTAACGGTTATGGAAGGTTGTAGTGATGTATTTAGAAATAAAGATTTATTAGAACATTTTAATGCACCTACTCCAAAAGAATTAATTAATAAACTACTTCTTGCTGGAGAGATAGATGAACTATATAAAACAATAAATTCTCTTAATGGATATGAAGATGATGAGGATGAAGATGAAATAAAAAACTCATCAAATCAGATGGAACTGTAAGTCTTATGTATTATCTATTTAAACATAAGAATGTACTTCCATCTGATTTTCATTCAATGAAGATTGGAGAAAAGAAAATACTTCATGCTTTTATAAACCAGGAAATTGAAGATAGTAGAAATAATATTGAAAATTTTATATAATATACCTATACAATAAAATTTTGGGGGTATATTACATGAAAAAGAATATATATAAAAAGTGGTGGTTTTGGATTATAGTAGTTATTTGTATTGGATTAATAAATGCAATTATAAACCCAGAACAATATGAAAAGGAGCAACAACAAATTGCCATAGAACAAAAAGCTGAAGCTGAAAAAGAAGCAAAAGAGGTAGCAGCAAAGAAAGCTGAAGAACAAAAGGAAAAACAAAAAGAAGAGGAAAGAAATAAAAAATCAACCATAATTGCAACTACCCAAGAAGTAGTTAAAAAAAATTTAAAATGTCCAAGCACAGCTAAATTTCCTTGGGGATTTGATGAATATACAATTACAGAATCAAAAAGTGATAATAAAGATATGGTAGTTTATAGTGTATCTGGTTATGTAGATGCGGAAAATAGTTTTGGAGCAAAACTAAGAAATAACTTTATTGTAAAATTAGAATGTACTAAAGATTTAAGCAAATATAGAACTTTAGATGTAAGTATAACTGAATAGTTTAAATTAAGAAGATGTCTAGCAATAGATATCTTTTTTTTATTTTACAAAGAAAGGAGGAAATGTTTATTGCACATGTTATAGATGCGGTATTACAACTACATGATCAATTTTCAGGACAATTAAGAAATGTATCACAAAATTTAAATCAATTTCAAAGACAAGTTAGATATGCTTCAAAAGATATGAAATCAGTTGGAAAAGCAACTGAGAATATTGGTAAAAATCTTATTACACATGTAACTGCACCAATATTTGCAACTGGAACGGCGGCAGCTAAATCAGCTATGGATTTTAAAGAAAGCATAGCTAATATAGATACATTACTAGATGATCATTCACATTTAAAAGGATATGAGCAACAAGTATTAAATATATCACGTTCTACAGGAATGAGTTTAAAAACAGTAAGTGAAGGGATGTATACAGCAGTTTCAAGCTTGGGCGATAGTGGCAAACAAACACAAGAAATATTTAAAACCATGGCAAATGCAGCAAAAGCAGGCGGAGCAGAAGTAAATGATTCTGTTGCGCTTATAAGTGCTGCAATGAAAGGCTATGGAAGTGTTTCAAATGAAACCGCTAAGAAAATAAGTGACCTCGCCTTTCAAACAGCTAAATTAGGGGTAACAACTTTCCCAGAAATGGCTAAAAGTATGCAACCATTATTTCCTTTAGCAAAAAGTCTTAATTTTAGTTATGAGGAACTCTTTGGAAGCATGGCAACATTAACAGGGGTTACTGGTAATACAAGTGAAGTAAGTACACAATTAAAAGCAGTTTTTTCAAACTTAATGAAACCAACAAAAGATATGAGTAATTTAATTAAAAAATATGGATTTTCTAATGCTCAAGCAATGATAAAATCAAAAGGCTTAACTGGTGTAATGCAAATTCTTCAAAAGGAAACTGGTGGAAGTGCTGATAAAATGGGAAAACTGTTTAGTAGTACAGAAGCCGTAACAGCTTTAACAGCTCTTACTGGTGCAAACTTTAAAGACTTAGTAAATAAAACAAATGAAATGAAAAAGGCAGCAGGTTCTACAGATACTGCATTAAGGAAAGTTAGTGGCACAACTAAAGATAAATTCAATGTAGCTATAAATAACTTAAAAGTTAGTCTAACAGAATTGGGAGTAATATTATTACCAATTGTAACTAAAATAAGTGATGCTATAGCAAAAATAGCTAATAAATTTAATAAATTATCTGAAACGCAGAAAAAAACTATTGTTAAATTTGCACTGCTTGCAGCAACAATAGGTCCTGTTATTTGGGGAATCGGAAAAATGACAACAACTTTAAGTACCGTAGGTTTTAAATTTGTAGATCTCTATAAAAATATAAAAAGTGCAGGTAGCATACTAAAATGGTTGGTAACTCCTGGACATATGGTTGTTATAATTTTAGTAGCGTTAGCAGTAGCAGCAGTTTTAATTATTAAAAATTGGAATAAAATAAGCAAAGTTATTAAAAAGGTAGGAAATGCTTTTTCACAATTTACAGGAATAAGTAAAAAAAGTTTAAGTAGGTTTTTGTCTTTTGTTATGCGATTTGGAAAAACTTTAGCATTAAGATTTAAAACAGCTTTTGCGGGAATTGGAAAAACCATATTACCAGCTTTAAAAAGATTATTTAATACTTTAAAGAAAATATTTGCTACTCTAAAACCTATTTTAATGCCAGTTTTAAAATTTATAATTGGGGTATTTGTAGTTAAAATAGCATACGCATTTAGTATGATAACAACCGTAATATCAACCGTAATTAATGTTATAAGTGGACTTATAAGTAGTTGGATTAACATATTCAATGGATTTATAAATTTCCTAGTTGGAATTTTTACCGGTAACTGGAAGCAAGCGTGGGAAGGTGTTAAAGGTATATTTTCAGGAATAGTTGGCGTTTTGAAAACTTTATGGAATGGATTAGTAACTCTTTTAACAGCACCAGTACAAGCAGTAGTTGATATTTTAGATTCTGTATTTAAAGATAAAGCGGAAGGTATAAAAAAGATATGGGGAAATATAAAAGAATTTTTAAAACACCCAATCACAGGTACAGTTAACTTAGTAAAGAAAGGTGCGGAATGGGTTACAGATAAAGTAAATGGTAAAAATGCTTTGGGTACTACTTATTGGGGCGGTGGATTTTCTGTAGTCGGGGAGCATGGTCCAGAAATAGTTGAAATGGATTCTGGTTCAAAAGTACATGATGCTAAAGATACTAAAAAAATACTTACAGGAAATAACGGAGTACATGTTACATTTACAGGTGATATACATGTTAGAGAAGAAAACGATATAGATAAAATTGCAACTGCATTAGTTAAAAAAATTAAAATTGCTCAACTAAACATGACTTAAAGAGATTATATGATCGCATAGTCTCTTTAATTTTAGGAGGTGTTTTTAATGCAACAACACGTTTTCCCAGATATGCAGTTTTGGATAAAAGCAGGTGGAGAAATATTTCAACTTCCTGTACCACCATCATCCTTTAATGTTTCAGGCGGAAGTATGAATAAAACTATTAATATAATGAATTTTGGAGAATTATCTATTATGGGAAATAGATCTCTACGGACTTGGAGCTTTAGCAGTTTTTTTCCCAAACAAAATTATAGTTTTTTAAAATACAGACCTTTTGAACCTTATTGGTATGTAGACGTATTAGAAAAAGCAAGAACTAGTAAAGAAGTGTGTAGATGTGTGGTAACAGGAACAAAGTTAAACATGCAATGTACAATAGAAGAATTTACTTGGGGAGAGCAAGATGGTACAAGAGATGTTTATTTTACAATAAGTTTTAAAGAGTGGCGACCACTTAAAGGGTGCGAGGTTAGAATATGATAAGAGTTTTTAAATCGTATGATAATAAAACAAGTGAAATAACTGATTTGTTAAAAAGTATATCTTTAAGCAATAGTTTGACCAGTGTATCTAGGCAACTATCTTGTAGTATTTACTATAGTATTACGGATAGGAAAAATAATATTCTACTTGGAAAAATGCAAATAGGAGCAGGTACTAAGATATGGGTTACACTAGATGGTGAAGAAATATTTAAAGGTATTGTAATAGATAGAATATTAAGTAATGAAGATACTTTAGAAATTATAGCTTTTAATTATGCTTATTATCTAAATAAAAATACTATAACTAAAAACTATAATAATATTACAGCAGATAGCGCTACAAGAGATATACTATCAGAAATTGGAGTACAAGCAGGTTATATTGCACCTAGCAATATAAAATTGAGATATCTATTAGCACAGAAAAAAGTCTATGATGCAATTATGGAACTTTATACACAAGTAAGTAAACAAACAGGAAAGCAATATTTTATATATATGGACGGTATTAAAGTTAATGTAGGAGAAATGGGTGGAGTTTTAAGCAATACAATTATTAAACCAGCAAGTGATCCAAACACTGAAACTTGTGACGGCAATTTGATTAGTTTTAGTTATAAGGACAGTATGGGCAACATGATAAATAAAGTTAAAATCTATGATGAGAACAATAACTATATAAGCCAAGTACAAAATAATGGCGAAATTGCTTATTATGGGATTTTACAAGATAACTATGTTAAAGAAAAAGATAAAGATGCTACCGTAGTAGCAAAAAATATGCTACATGGAGTAGATAGAGAAGTAGAATGTAGAGTTTTAGGTAACTGGAATTACAGAACAGGGTATGCAGTGCATACTCAAATTCCTTATGTAGATATTTTAAGTAATGCAAAAATGCATATTATAGCAGACACTCATACGTGGGATATACAAACAGGAGAATATACTACAGAATTAACATTAAGTTTTGTATGTAAGATGGACGCTAAAGAATCTGACGATACACAGAAATTTGATACTAAGCAAGAAAAGAAAGCTATAAAAGAAGAAAAGAAACAAGAAAGAGAAAAGAAAAAAGTAATAAGAGAAAATAAACGTGCTGAAAGAAAAGCTAAAGCAGAAGCTAAGAAGAAACAAAAGGCTAAGAAAAGCAAAGAAAAATCTAAGAAGAAAAAAGTTACACCTAAAAAGAAATCTAAAAGAAGGTGATATATATGAAACAAGATCCTTTTATTAGTCTAGTGAAAGCTATGGAGGAAGCAGGTGAAAAAAATAATCCTCCACCTATACAATTAGGAACTGTTTTAAATGCAAATTCTTTAAAAATTAAAGTTGGAGATTTACTCTTAGAAAAATATAATTTAAAAGTAAATGCAGACTTGTTACAACATGATAAAGAAATTACTATAAATAATACAAGTATTACAAAAGAAAAATGTACAGTAGAAACAATATTGAAAGCTGGAGATACTGTTGCTGTATTGCCGACTGCAGATTTACAAACTTATATTGTATTATGCAAGGTGGTGTAGCATTGAGTATATTTCCAGATGATATTTTAAATAATGACATAGATACTAATAAAGTTGGAGAGTTAGAAACTTTTAAAGAATATGCTATAGATTTTGAAAATGAAACTTTACTAACAAATGAATTAGGTGAAAATATTATTGTAGAAAAAGATGAAGCTATAAAGGTGTGGATTTGGAAAGCAATACATGTAAAAAGAGATAAATTCAAAATCTACTCTAGAAACTACGGAAATGACTTTGAAGAATTGCTAATAGGCAAACAATTTACTAGAGAGTTTATAGAATCTGAAATGTATAGAATGTTAAGTGAATGTTTATTGGTTAATAAATATATTCTTAGTATAGAAAACTTTAATTTAGACTTTAACAAAGATACTTTATTAACTAGTATAAAAGTAAATACAATCTATAATAAAGGGGTTGAGGTAAATGTATAGTGAAGATAGTAAAGATATATTAAATCGAATGCTTAGTTATTTAGAAATAGATGTATCTAAATGTGAAGGTACACTAATACATGATGCTTTAGCACCTGCTGCTTATGAACTTGAAGATACTAGAGAAGATTTAGATGATTGCTTAGATGCTGTATTTGCTAAAACTGCATTGGAAAATGGTTATAGCGATGAACTTGAAATGAGAGCTGAGGAACATGGAGTTTTTAGAAAACAGGGCAAATGTGCAACAACTTATATAACCTTTTATGGTGCTAAAGGTACTAAAATAGAAGAAGGTACTTTAGTACAAACACAACTTGGAATAAGGTTTAAAACTACTAAAGAAGATACTATAAAAGATAATAGAACAGTAGTTATTCCTGTACAGGCTTTAGAAGAAGGTACAAAATACAATGTAAAAGCTAAAGAAATAAATCAACTTCCTATAGCATTAATTGGTATAGATAAAGTAGAAAATCTTAGTGAAGTTGCAAATGGTAGAGATACTGAAACTGATGAACAGCTTTATAATAGATTAATATTAAAAGTTAGAACTCCTGCGACTTCTGGAAATAAAAATGAATATAAGTTGTGGGCTATGGAAACAAGTGGAGTTGGTAATGCAATTGTAATTCCCAGATGGCAAGGTAGAGGTACTGTAAAAGTTGTAATTGTAGATAGTAATGGTAAAGCACCTTCAAGTGAAATTATAAACAACGTTACTAAACATATTGAAGATGTTAGACCGATAGGAGCAGATGTTACAATTACAGGTATAACTGAGGTTGGACTTAATATATCTGTTAAAGTAATTGCAAATAAAAGTGATCTTCAAGAAATTAAAAAAGATATACAAACTAATATACAAGATTATTTAAAATCTATTAGTTTAAAAACAGATACAGTAAGATACAATAGAATAGTTAATTGTGTACTTAATGTAGCTAAAGTTACAGATTTTACAGAGTTAAAAATAAATGATGATATTAAAGATATTAAGCTTGAAAAAGATAGTATAGCAATACTTAAAAATATTGAGGTGGTGGTAGATAGTGTTACTTAAAAACTATGTACCTTTTTTTATTGCTAATATTAAAGAAATAAAAAATATCTATTATTCGCAGCAAAAGGAAATTGATAAATTAAATTTAGATGTTAAGGACCTTAAATCACAATGTTTTGTAAAAACTGCTACATGGGGACTAATGCTTTGGGAAGAATTTGTAGGTATTGATACAGATACTAGAAAATCTATAGAAGAACGTAGATCAAATGTCTTAGCAAAGCTTAGAGGACAAGGCACTACAACTAGAAAAGTTATAGAAGAAATTGCTCAAGCTTATGCAGATGGAGTAAGAGTAACAGAACATAATAAAGAGTCTTATTTTACAGTAGAATTAGAAAGTAAAAATAAAGGTTTCCCATATTCTTTAAATAGTTTATATAACATAATAGAAGAAATTCAACCTGCACATTTAGAAGTAGCATATAATTTAATATCTACAACAAATAGTAAGTTAAATTTAGCTACAACTTTATTAAGTGCAGAAACAACAACTATTTATCCATATACCCCAAAAACTATAGCAATAAATACTAATTTAAATATTGCTACTGGCAACGCAATTGATACAGAAACGACGATAATTTATCCAAAGGAGGATGATAATTAGAAATGGCTGAGCAACAGTTTTATACATTAATAACTAACGTAGGACAAGCAAAATTAGCCAATGCTACAGCTTTAGGTACTAAAGTTAGTTTTGTAAAAGTACAAGTTGGAGATGGAAGAGATTATAATCCAAATGAAGCACAAGAAAGTTTGAAACACAAGGTCTGGGAAGGTAACATTAATAGCATTACTACAGATTCTAAAAATCCAAATTGGATAGTTATACAAACACTTATTCCTGCAAGTGTAGGAGGTTTTAATATTTCAGAAGTAGGGGTATTTGATGATGAAGGTAATATGCTTATAGTATCTAAATATCCTGAAACTTATAAACCAAAACTTGAAAATGGTAGTGGTAAGGATTTAACTATTAAACTAGTTATACAAGTTAGCAATACTGAAAGTGTAACACTTAAAATAGATCCTAGCATAACTATTGCAACTAAAGAAGATATTAAAAATGTAGAAAAACAAATCGAAAACATTAAAGTTCCTGTACAATCCGTAAATGGTAAAACTGGAAAAGTTATTTTAAAAGCTGAAGACATTACAGCTAAAGATGGCACTAATTTAGAAAAATTTAAAGAAAATGTTACTACGCAATATGAAGATACTACGAAAGCCCTAAATAATTTTGGTGGTAGAAACTATCTGCTTAACTCTGATTTCAGAAATAAAAAAGATAATTGGATTACTTTTAAAGCAGGAGATAATGGAACTGTTAAATTTAATGAAGGTAGTGTTTCTATTAATAATATATCTCAACAATACTGTGGTATATATCAGCAAGTTAAAGATATTGGTGTAAATGTTAAGAAAAATTATATTATAAGTTTTTATGCAAAATCAGACATTGATTCATCCATTCTGTGTGGTTGGACAGTTTCTGGAGTATCTGTCAGCATAAAACAAAGTGATGATTATATCAAATACAGTATAAACATAGGAAGCCCACGAAAAAACGGAGATGACGTAATCATATTGTACAACTCTACAAAAGGATCTACTTGTGAAATAACTAAAGTGAAGGTTGAGGTTGGATATACAGCGACAGATTGGAATATTTCACCCGAGGAAGTTGTTGTAAATAGTAAGAGGTTAGACGCTATAGAAAAAATTCTAATAGAAAAGGGATTTATGACTGCACAAAAGTCATTAATTAAATAAAAGAGAGGTAAAGAAAATGATAAATATAACAGAAATAATAATAAATCAACTTGAATATGGAACTATGGATAAAGAAGAATTAAGAAAAAAAGTAGATGTAATGTATATGTGCAATGCTTTTAATACAGAAGATTATAAAAGAATTATTGCAGTATACGAAAAAGTAACTAAAAAGGCAGATAAAATAGAAGATGTAGAACATAAAGAAACAGAACATACTGCGTAATAGGTTGCTTTTGCAAATTAAAAATTAAATATTAAAAGCAATAGATCAGGACTTTGCAGAAGTCTTTTTTATTTTAAGATAAATTTTTTGAAAAAATGGATTGATATATAAATATTAAATTGTAAAATTGGCATATTTTATAATTTAATAACATAGTTTAAAAAAAGGATGTGATATTTAAAGTTTCATCAAAATTAATTTTAAAGGAGTTGGGGAGATAATGAATTTTGCTTGTAGTAGTTTTTCATGGTCAACAGAAGATAATAAACATTTATTAGGACGTACTTATGATCAATTTGGAAATTTAGAAGGAAATAAAATAGTAGTTATTCCTAAAAATTATACAATTAATTTAGAAGTCAATGATACTAATAATATTGCTAAGACTAAATATTCTTACGTTGGTATGGGTATTTTAGAAGTAGGTACACCTATTTTAAGTGAGGGTATAAATGAAAAGGGGCTTATGGGTGCGCTATTGTATTATCCTGAATTTGCTTATTATAATAAAGAAAAAAGTCCAAATGCCATAAATATAAATCCTGCATTTTTTGTTACGTATATTTTAGGTGAGTGTGCAAACTTAAATGAACTATTAATTAAGATTAAAGATATAAATCTTACCAATGAATTAATTAAAGGTGAAGCAATGCCTGTACATTATATGTTTTCAGATGCAAGTGGTGAAGCTATTATTATAGAACCAGATAAAGGAGGTATAAGTATTCATAGGAATTCAATTGGTGTTCTAACAAATAGTCCTAATTATTCTTGGCAAAAGCAAAATTTAAGAAATTATTTAGGAACTAGTAATGAAGCTAGACCACCTCAAAATGTAGTTAATTATGAAATCTCTGAATTTGGAGAAGGATCAGGAGCTTTAGGGTTACCTGGAGATTATACACCTGTTTCACGTTTTGTTAGACTTGCATTTATTAAACAATTTGCAGTAAAAGGTAAAAATGAATTAGACGGTATTACTAAAATGTTTCATAATTTTTCATCTGTTGATGTACCAGATGGTATAATAAAAGAAAAAAATGAATCGTCTTACGAGCGAACATTATGTATATCATGTATGTGTTCAGAAAGTTTAACATATTATTTTAAATTATCATCAAATAGTAGAATATGTGCCGTTAATTTAGAACATGAAAAAAATAATACTGATATAAAATATATTAATTTACCTACTAAACAAGATATATTATTCTTAAACTAGAAAATAATAGTTAAGCCTCAAATAAAAATAGCTTAAAGGTTTTGTTCCTTTAAGCTATTTTTTTATTTGTGCATCAAAGGAGGATGATGAATGGATAAACAGAATATTTTTAACACAATAATTGCAGCAGCAGGGACAGCTTTGACATGGTTATTTGGAACGTGGGACATGGCTTTAATAGTATTAATTACTGCTATGTCTTTAGACTATGTAATGGGCATTATGTGTGGCTACAAGGATAAGAATTTAAGCAGTTCCAAAGGCTTTAGAGGACTAACTAAGAAGTTTACAATATTAATTATTTTAATATTAGCAGTATGTTTAGATAGACTTATTGGACAAGGTTGGGTATTTAGAACTTTAGTTATATATTTTTATGTAGCTATAGAAGGAATAAGCATTTTAGAAAATGCAGTTAAATTAGGATTGGAAGTGCCTGACGCACTTAAAGATGCTTTAATACAACTAAAGCAAGGAAATAAGAAAGAGATTAAAGAGCAGGACAAATAGTCTTGCTTTTTATTTTATAAAAAATAAAGAAAGGAGTTTTATATGTCTAGGCAAGAAAAATTTATAGATTCAATCAAGGATGCAGCAATAGAGACTCAAAATAAACATAAGATATTTGCTAGTGTAACTATTGCACAGGCTATCCTGGAGAGTGGGTGGGGAGAAAGCGGTTTAGCGAAAAAATATAACAATCTTTTTGGAATAAAAGCACTTAGGGATTGGGATGGACCTGTTGCCAATATAGAAACTAAAGAATGGACAAGAAATGGAACTATAACAGTTAAGCAACCTTTTAGGATTTATAAAAGTTGGACAGAAAGCATACTGGACCATGCGAGATTTTTAAAAAAAGAATGGTATATAGAAGCTGGAGTTTTTAAAGCTACAAATTATATAGAACAAATAAAAGCAATAGTAGCTGGAGGTTACTGTTCTGCTCCAGACTATATAGAAAAGGTCGAAAATATTATTAAAAAATACAATTTAAATGAGGTGGATAATAACATGGAGATTACAAAAAAAATATCAAACTATAATCATTCTAGTGGAAACAATATAAAATTTATTGTAATGCACGATACTGGGAATCATAAAGATACAGCTTTAGCAAACGCTAATTATTTTGGAGGAGGAAATAGAAATGCATCTGCACATTACTTTGTAGATGAAAATAATATTGTACAAGTTGTGGAAGATTTTAATGCGGCATGGCACTGTGGAGATGGACATGGCAATTATGGAATAACTAATCATAATTCTATAGGAATTGAACTGTGCAATAGTGGTGGATATATAGCAGAAGCTACTATAAATAATGCTCTATGGTTAGTTAAAAACCTACAAGCTAAATACAACATTGATAATGACCATGTAGTCAGACATTATGATGCTTCAAGAAAGAACTGTCCATCTAATATGTCAGCAAATAACTGGGCTAAGTGGTGGGCATTTAAATCCAGACTAACAGGTAATAAAGGAGTAACTTTACCTAGTGCTTCCAATACACCTCTATGGAAATTATGTATAAATGGAGATATAGTTAGAATGTTGCAGCATGAACTAAATACTCAATGTAGTGCTGGGATAAAAGAAGATGGTTGGTTTGGAGATACAACATTGAATAAATGTTGTACAGTTAAGCAAGGCGCTAAAGGAAATATAACACGAATTATCCAACAACGACTAATTTCTAAAGGATATAGTGTAGGAAAATGGGGACCAGATGGCAGTTTCGGTCAAGGCACTTATAATGCAGTAGTAAAACTGCAAAAGGATAATGGTTTAAGTGCTGATGGTATTGTAGGTAAGGATACCTGGAAGGCTTTATTTAAAAAGTAACTATAAGTACATCTTATTAAAAGATAATTTTTAAAATTCTTTTGAAGATTTAAAAAAGCCTCTTTAAACTAGAGGCTTTTTTAAATCTATTATTTACATTATACCAGGGTCAACAGGAAAATATTGTGTAATACCTCCTATTGATACCATTCCAGTTAACTGTTCTCCTTTTTCATTAAAATAATATCTCTTACCACTCAAGGTTAATAAACCTGTAGTTGCGGCACCCGTTTTAATATTAAAGAAATATCTTTTTCCACCTAATACTCGCCAACCCGTTACTGCACTATTGTAATATCCAAAATAATATTTATTTCCATTTAAGTGTAGCCATCCAGTATAATCTATACATTGACCCCATTTTTGTCCATCTATAGGTTTCATAGTAAAATATCTTAATCCATTTGGAGTAGGGAATACCCCAGCTTTTTGAATTCCTGTACTAGGATCAAAGTAATATCCTTTTCCATCTATGTCTTGGTATCCTAATACATTATGTCCATTAGAAACATAATAATTATTATTATCTAAAGTATACCATCCATTTGTTAATACTGCTGTTTTAGGATTAAAATAATATTGAATTCCCTTTATATTGTAAGATCCTGTAACTGCTATTGAATCACTATTAAAATAATATTTATTTCCATTTAAATCTAGCCATCCTTTATAATTTATAGCACTTTTATCTCCTTCAGATGAAAAAAGTTTAAATCCAGAAGGAGTTTTGAAAATACCACTTTTTAACACTCCACTTCCTTCTTCCCAATTTCCATTTATATTATCTGAAAAATAATATGATTTATCTCCTATAACTTGATATCCTGTTAAAAGTCTACCTTCACTATCAAAATAATATCTTTCTTTATTATTATTAAACCATCCAATTATAGCTTCGCCTGTATTTCCATCAAAATAATATTTATTGTTATTTATAATTTGCCATTTTATTTGCATTTGTCCATTATCATTAAAGTAATAATATTTATCAGATATTTTTTGTAATCCTGTTACTGCTTTACTATTAGATTGAAAATAGTATTTATTTCCATCCAAAGTCAACCAACCAGTATAATTTATAGCTCGCCCCCATCTTTTGGAGCTTGCATGTTTATTTGTAAAATATTCTAGTCCATTTGGCGTAAGAAACACTCCTGATTCTTGAACTCCAGTATTAGGATTAAAATAATACCTTTCTCCCTCTATCTCTTGATATCCTTTTTTAGCTATAAGGTTAATACTATCAAAGAAATACCATCTTGAATCAATATTAATCCATCCATATTCAAAAGTATCACCTGGTATATTTTTGTAATGAAGCTCTCCATTTATATAATATAATCCTTTTACATTATAATTTTGTAATAAAAAATCATTTAGAGATAACTCATCATAATTACTAAACTTCAAGTATATATTTTTATATTTAAACCCAAAAGATAAACCTTGCAGTATTCTTATATTAATATCTAAACCATTTGTAATTATTAAATCATCTCCATCAGATTCCCAATGATAATTATTAGTTAAAACTGAATCTATTATTAAGTGACATTTATCATGAATGCTCTGAGTATTTATAATATTTATTTGTGGATTATTTGGTATAGGATGTATAATAATTTTTTTAGTATAAACTTTAGGTATTATAATAACACTATCTATATACAAATTTTCTAAATCCTTGTCTAAAACATCAATAGTATCTGCTAGATCACCTTCTGAGTTTAATTTGTTAGAGCCAGAAACTATAACATTACATTTTTCAAAGTCAACTATTTTATAATTATTAAAGTCATTTTCCCAATATCCACCGTTTATTATCCATTTATTATTTGTGCTTAACATATATTCTAAATATCTATTATTTTCATCTACACCTGATACAATCATAAATGGGCACAATTGTATATTAACTGTAAAAAATTTTTTTATAAGAGAAAGTATATAGTCATTTACTTTTTCTTTAGAGTATATCTTATCTTGTATAGTTTTAAAAACAGATGATTCTAAATAAAGCCCTTTAAGCATAATTTTATTATTTTCAATGTACAGACTGTATTTGTTTTCAGTACTATTTATTAAAAAAGTTCCTTCTACAATATATCCATCTTTATATTTAACTACATTATTTATAGGATTATTTATAAGATACTGGCTATCTTTATTTACTGAATCATAAAGATGTAGTTCTAATTCATTTTGTATAAATACTAACTTTTTTTCGTTTAGAAATATTTTTCCTTCCATATACACTTCATCATTTCTTACAATACAATTTATTGTATTATCTGAAATACTTCCTAATCCTATATAATTAATATTATCCAATAAATTATCGAAATTATTTTTAATATCATTTAAATCAGAACTAATTATTGTTATTGAATTACTTTTTTCATGATTTAAATATATACTTACTATAACTATATTATTATTAATTTTAAAAGATAGATTTATTGCTCTAGGTGTATTTTTTATACTGATAAATTGCTTTCCAATTTTAAATCCATCATTTGATACTTTTAATGTTGAAAAAATATTATTTATAAATCCATCTAAAACAAATTTATTATCTTCTATTTTAGACTCTTTTACTATATAACTTACATCAAAATTCCATATATCATTTTTATTTGATACTATATTTATATTAGTTTGATTTACAGGTAAAATAACATTATATTGTCCACCATCACCTAAAATTTCATATGAAATCTTATTTCTCATTTCATCAATAGTCAATACTGGAATTATTAACGTTTTATTTTCATTATCTAAAATCACATTAACTTTTGTATCAAAATATTCAACTCTCATATATGAAAAACTATATTCAAAAGGTGCTTCATATTTCCATGGGAATTTAGTATTTCCATTAGAATCTACATAATAATTTCGAATTAAATTTAATACTTCCACTCCATTACCCTCTTGACTATTTGCACCTGCAATAGCTGAAATCTCTGGTTTATAAACCTTATTAAGTCCTGATGGAAGTAATACTACATTTCCTTTTGGCAAATTTGTATCATTCAATTTTAATGCTGGATATATTGATAATTCTGTATAATGATCAAGACTAGGTGCACTAAAATAGTGATCTATATTTCCCCAATATGTGTGACCAGACCCACCTTCAAAACCACTTATTTTAGCATATCCATATTTAAACTTATTATATTTGAAATTTAATTCTGTAATAGCTATGTCATCATAAGGAATTATTATATTGTCTTGAATAGAAAATGGATTTTTACCAACTATTGGATAGAATTTACTGAAGTAATCTAATATTTGATTATATTTTTCTCCTAAGACAAGAATGTTATTTACAAGTGATGGAAGACCAACTAATATACCTGCAACAGGTACTGAAATAACACCTAATATCTCAGATACTGCTGTCGCTCCTAGCAGTCCCGAAATTAAGCTAGAACTTTCGAGTATAAATCCAATTGAATACATTCCAACTTTAGCTTCTATCAATTTTCTTTCAAAATTAGTTTTTACATTTTTTAATTCAGTTAAAGCTGCAATTAAATTAATTCCATCTATAATTACAGATGCTACTGATGATCCAACCTTTAATTTAGATAAAATATTAAAGTTCGCATTTAAAGCATCTGAAATTATGGTAACTATCTCTGTGGCCTCTTGAATCGTACCTATTGATAATTGAAAAATTTGTGCATATGCTTGTACTTTTAAACTAGTATTCATATTAGTCAAAATTTCAGTATAAGGCTTATAATCTATTAATAATTGCATTAACATAGCTGAATTTAATAATGATGGATTTTGTTCTATCTCAAAATCTGCCTTTTTTATAAATTCACCATTAATATCCTTAACAATTATTCCTTTTATATCATCTACAATTTTTTTATATTTATTGGTAAAATTCCATAACGAATCTGAATATGTTTTAATAACTGATGTCTCACCAGTAATTTTATTAGCTAATTTAACATTATAGTAATCTTTTTCTTTTATTATACTATCAAACAATATTATCATATTATTAGATATATTATTTTTTTGGTAAAAGTCAAGAATAATATTAGAAAAATCATGTAACCTGGAAATTTCATTTAAAATTATTCTTTCCTTAATTTGAATATTATCTAATTCAAATGGAATGTCTTCCTTTAACAGTTCTGAATATAATGTTGTAATAAGATCTGCATAAGTATTAACTAAACTTTGTTTAAGTTCTTGATTATTAGTTGTCTGAATTATAGAATTTATATCTTTTGCAAATTCAGCAACTTTATTAAGCTGCTCCACCCTAGCTGAAAGAGCATTTTCTACTTCATTCCAATATACAACATATTTATTAGATATCTGTTCAGCTATTAAATCAGTATTAGAAACCCACTTACCAAAGTAATCGAGAACCTCTCTTTTACCTTCTCTATTTATTCTTATTGCATACTTATTCGCAGAAATTTCTAGCTGATTTTTACTAAAACCTTTTGGTTGAAGATCCCTACTAATTTTATTGAATAACTTTCCTACAAAAGTAGAATTAATATCTACCTTTGGAGTAAACATATAACATCCAAGTATATTTATTTTTAAATATTTATTCTTAAGTATTACTCCTTCTCTCTCTAATAAATGTTGAAGTTTTGGTTTAATAATATTAGTATATAAATCATTTACTGTTTTACCACCAAATAATTTAGGATTAAAAACATTTTCTCCATGTCCTATTAATGTCAATTTTATTTTTTTTATATCATTAAATCTAGATAATATATTATTTATATTATCAGATTGAACAATTCCATTTTCAAAATAAAATACGTTTGCAAAATCATCTACTCCTTGGATTAAAATGCTTTTATTTGGATTTTTACCAAAAACATTAACTGCAGATTCATAGCTAATGTCATCACCTTGAATTTGCAAAATCATATTTAAATCATAGTTCTCATATATTTTAGTAGAATTAACTTCCTCTATTACTTTTAGCAACTCAGAAGTAGTTACTCGTTTCCACTTATTAAAATTTAAACCATCTTCATAATTGAGAGTTCTTCCTATATAAGTTTTTATCAGTTTCTGAAACTCTTTTTCAGCTATATTACTTCTTAAAAGCCAACTACTTTTAAATTCATCATGTGTTTTTGAAAAATATAAATTATTCGAAGCCTCAAAAATCTCTTGATTTTGTGATGATAACATATCAAATGTATTTTTAATAAAATGGTAAGTATCACAAGTAGCACTGGAATAAATATTAGGTCCAGAAAAAAAAACAGTTGAATTGACTTCAGGTTTAAATCCAGATGATAAATAACCTATTATTTGCTGATAAAAGCTACTTCCATCCATAGATAAATTTTTAGGGGTTGTTTCAAGTACTAATTCACTTACACTATTAATATAGCTATCATAAGTTTCACATATTTTAAATTTTTCTTGTATAATACTATTTAATATTTCATATCTATTTTCAAGCTGACTTATGAGATTATTTAATGTTAAAGAATCATTATTTGAAATTATAAAAGCATTGCTAAAAGTTTTTTTCCCAGTTGCAGCCTTTAATCTTGATAATAATATTTCTAATTGTGATATTTTAATATCTCCCAATGGTAATATTAAATCATTAATATCATGATTTCTTACAAAAGATAATATTCTTTCTTTTATTTCAGATGGAACTTGCTCCATATACTTATATGGATAATTATTCATAAGTTTTTTTTCATTAGCTATTGCTTCAAAAATAGCTGCCTCCCAATAATTACTATCCATTCCATTAGGCTTTGATATATCATTGAATAAACTCAAATTAACTCCAGGAAGAAAATCTAAATCACAATATACACCACCATATTTTTTCAATATAGCAATTCTTAATATATCTGATGCAGCTGCTAAATTATTTGTTTGTATTAATTCTTGATAATAATAAGACTTAAGTTTATTTGTTAAAATGTTTTCAGTATTAATATCTGTAGCTCCAATTGCTATCATTTTATTATTATTATTTTCTTTTTGGTTGTTCAATTTTCCTATGTCATATTTAAAATAGTTTGATAAAAAATTTATAATTATATCATCAACAGAATTGTTTTGCTTCATATTTTCATATAACATTTTCAATTCTCTTTTATATCTATAAATTAATTTCATTCTATCAGAATAAAATTTATTATGACCATAAGTTCCATCCAAGATATTGGATTGATTCTGCTCAATTATTACTTTTGAGCTTTCTTGAATTATAGCTGTTTTTAATGTATTTACTAGCAATGAATTCTTATCATAAAATAATCGTATATTATAATCTTTATTAAACATTTTCCACATATTATAGTATTCTAAAGATTGGTCTGATATAGGACCACCTATCCAAATAAAACTTAAATTTTTACTAGCGATAGTTGAAGTTCTAGAATTTTTTATAAGTTCCCTTAGCTCAGAATACAAACTATCCCTAAAATTCTCCAAAGCTAAATTTCTTCCAGATGACGGATATTTGGTTTGATAATTATCAACTAATTCATTTAGTTTACTAAGTTTAGAATAGATCTCTTTAACTGAAGTACCCTCAATGTCTCTATTGAAATTTTCAAGAGCATCTAAAATAAGGTTATATTCTGGTTCCTTACGTTTTAATGGTATACTTGCAATTTTCATTAATTGTTCTCTTGTTATAAGCATAAAATTCACTCCTTTAAATAAATTAACTTATATTATTGATACATACCAAGTACAAAAATATAAAATTTTAATAATTTAATATTTTTGTTAATCATTACAAAATTTATTTTTCAAGTCTGTTAGTATTCTTGCTTTTTTTTGAGAAATGGCTTGTTTCGTTACTCCCATAATAGAAGCTATCTCTGATACTGTATATCCATATATATAATATAAAATAATAATATCCTTTTCTTTTATATCTAAACTTGAAATTATATGCATATATAATAATTTGTTATATTCTATATCATATACTGATAGCTTATTTAAAATCTCATGTCTATCTTCAAATGATATAATTTCATATTTGTTTTTATATAAATTATATTTCTTCTTTTTAATACTTGATAATATATAATTTATTAAAGATCTTCTTTCTAATAAATCTTCAAGTGGAAGTTTTATAATTAATTCACATAAAAATGAGTGTAATTCATCAGTATAAGTTTTATTCATTTTATCGTTAATCTTATTTGCAAATATCTTAAAGATACAATCTAAAGCTTCTTTCTTATTATTTCTTACATCTAAAATTAGTCTGTAAATTTCCAAATCACTATAGTTGTTAAATTTTACAATTTTCACATTTCATCATCCCCTTGTTAAAGATCTTACTTATACAGAGATAATTATTGATAAATTGTAAAGTTAAAAGAAGTAATTTTTGCATATTTTATAATCATATTAATAATTATATTTAAACTAAAATTATATTTTATATATTTTTATACACTAAAGATACTTTTGCTTTGTTTAAAAAATATCTTAAAAATATATGTGATATTTATCACAGTAAAAAAACTCTAGAATAATTAACTATCTAGAGTTTAAAATCATTTTTTACTTATATTTTTCTAAAAAATCCAATAAAGCAATCGAAATTAAATTCGTTTGTTGATACTGCTTATGATGCTTACAATACATTGTAAATTTTTCTAATATATCTATGTTAATATTAAAAGATCTTGTCTTAGTTTTATTTATATAATTATTTAGTCTAGAAATATCTATACTATTTTTTATGCTTTTATTTTTCCACCACTCTAACATTTTTAATATATCATCTGTATTTTTATATAGCTTTTCTAATGTTATGTCTGTAACATCGTAAGCACATTCCTGTTCTGCAATTGTATTTTGCTCTATTTGTTTTGTTATATAAAAGTTATTATTATAACTTTTATCAATCTTAGTATTATCAAGTGGTTTACTATCTTTGACACTTGATGTTATGTCATCAACTTTACTATAACTTAAAATATATTTATTTAAATTCTTATCAAATTCATATCCTTGTGCCTTAAATCTTTTGCGAACTGTAGATCTTCCAATGCCTATTTCCTTACATAGTTTTGTTAGTGTATACCCTTTATCTAATTTAGCATTAAAATAATTTATCTGTGCTTTCACGCTCATATCATCAAATTTTTTTCTATCCATAACAATTCCCCCAAGTTTTTTATATAACATTAGTATAACATATATAAATTTAAATGGAATATATTTACATTTTGTATTTTGTATAGTATACTTATTTTAAAATCCACAAGAATTGAAGAAATTTTCTTTAAATTTTGAAGAAAATATAAAGAAAAATTGAAGAAAATTATTAACTTTTTAATAAAAATAGTGTATAATGAATAATAAAGTAAGAACTTTTAAAGAATTATTCTTTAATAATTATGTAAAAATTAAAGAACTTTTAAAGAAAGGTGTGTTTTTATGACTAATAAAATATTAATTTCTGTTGATGCAGGGAAAGGTGAAACTAAATATTGTTTTAAATTAAGAGATAGAATTATAAAAGATGCATTTGCTACTCGTGGAAGAATTCTTAGAGATGAAGAAGATGTAGAGATTTCTGATAATAATTTTGAAGTTACTTATGAAAATAATAGATGGGGTATAGGGGATAGTTATACTGATAAAGATAATAATAATAGCAAGAATACTGATCTACACAAAATTGCTATATATACAGCAATAACCAATGCTATAGAACCTAATACAGACGATAATGAAGTAATACTAACTGTAACAGCTCCAGCAACATTAGCTAATAATAAAGATTTCAAAACTGAATTTGCTAATAATCTAAAAGGAAATGTAAATATAACTGTTAATGATAAAAAATATAATTTCACAGTAGTTAAAGTAGCTGTTAGACCAGAAGGTACTGGTGCTTTATATAAAGATACTGCTTTATTCAAATCTAAAAATGTATTATCAATTGACTTAGGATATTTAAATCTAAATGCTTGTGCTATAAACAGACTGAAAGTAACACAAGATAGTGAAATAACTGATACACTTGGAATGCAAAGACTTCACACATTATTAAATGATGCATTAAATAAATATAATGACGGTAGACCTCTAAATGTCCAAAAATTAAATGATTGCTTAGATACTGGATATTATAAAAAAGGCAAAAACATAATAGACAACTCTGAAAAAGAAATACTAGCAGTAAAAGAAAAATTTTTAGACGAGGTTTTAACATCTGTTAGAACTAAACATTTCACAGATGACTATGATTTAGTAGTATTTAGTGGAGCTACTGCAAAAGTTATTAAAGATACAATTGAAAATACGATAGATAATGCTCAAGTAATTGAGGATGCTCAATTTGCTAATGTTGAGGGTAATTACAATTGGATGGATGCAAAATTAAATTAGGAGTGATTTCGTGGCGTATAAGGTAAATTTCTCTATTCCAGAATCAGACAAGGAAGTTTTTGAAAAACTAAACAGTATGAAAAGAAACAAAAGTAGATATATAGTAGATCTTATAAAAAAAGATATTGGTTTAATTGAAGATAATCCAATATCCAACAATCTAGATAACATTGAACAATTTATAAATGATAAAATTCAAGAAGCTGTAAGTAAAATTGCTATAATTCCTAACACCATAGATTCAAGCAATGATAAAAATAAAGAACTTATAAAAGAAGCTGCACTAAAAGATGATGATGATTTTATTTAAAAGAGCTAGCATTATGCAAGCTCTTTTTATAATTCAGCCCGTAAAACCTCGTACCCTTGTGGTCGAGGATGTAAGGGCTTTAAGTTAGGGAGTTCGATACTCCCCTAACTTAACATTACACTAACTTCTGATTTTGAATATACCTTTGAATTGTTTTAGCTGATACTGAACCTGCTGTGCCAACATAATAACCTTTGCTCCATAATCCACTACCCCAAAATTTTTGACGTTTCAGATTTGGAAAGGTTCTAAAAATATGAAGTGTAGATACACTTTTCAAAGTCTTAACTATGTCTACTGGTGCAATAGTTGGAGGTGCAGAAATGAATAAGTGACAATGGTCGGGCATTATCTCCATTTCAAGCAACTCGTAACCATAGTTAAAGCAAATCATTTGAAAAACCTTTTTGATTTCTTACTCTAAAGTATTCTTAAAAATGCTATGACGATATTTAGAGCAAAAAACAATGTGGTAGTTAATGTTGTAAATGCTATGCTTTGTTTTTAGCACCTTCGTACTTGTCAATTACAAGTTTCATTCCTTCCTCAATTAAGTCATTTGCATTAATTTTAGTTTGTTTTTCTGCACTTACTTTAAGAGCAAGGATTTGAATTTTAGAATATAAGTCAACATCTAATGTTGTGTTAATGCTTTTTCGTGCCATATTATCACCTCACATAAACTATATCATATAGTTGACATTGTTTCAATGACGTTATATAATAACTATATGAACTATATGAGAAATGAGGTGATATTGTGGAAAAGGCTTTTAAATTTAGGTTAATACCAACAGAAGAACAAAAAATAATGTTAAATAAGACTTTTGGCTCTTGTAGATTTGTATATAATCGCTATCTTGGAAAGAAGATAGAATTGTACAAAAGTGAAGGTAAATCTATGTCTTATGTTGAATGTGCTAATGACATGAAAAGTCTTAAATGTGAGCATGAATGGCTCAAAGAAATAGATGCAATATCACTTCAACAGAGTTTGAGAGATTTGGACAAAGCCTACAAAAACTTCTTTAAAGGTAATGGCTTCCCTAATTTTAAGAGTAAACACAACCATAATCAAAGTTATAGAACTCAAATGGTTAATGATAACATCAAAATTGAAGGAAATAAAATTAAACTACCTAAAATTGGTTGGGTAGAGTTCAAAAAGCATAGAGAAATTAAAGGTAGAATATTAAACGTAACTGTCAGTAGAACACCATCTAATAAGTGTTTTGTTTCGATTTGTTGCACTGATGTCGAGATTGAAAAATTACCTCAAAGCCCTAATGCAATAGGTTTAGATGTGGGAATAAAGTCATTTTGTGCCATGTCGAATGAGGAAACTATAGAAAATCCTAAATATCTTCAAAAGTCTTATCAAAAATTAATTAAGGCTCAAAGAAGATTAAATAGTAAAACTAAGAGGAGCAAAAATTATCATAAAGCAAGGATTAAACTTGCTAAAATACATGAAAAAATTGCTAATCAAAGAAAAGATTTTTTGCATAAGCAATCTTTAAAACTTATAAAAGAAAATCAAATTATAATTCTTGAAGATTTGAATGTAAAAGATATGATGAAGAATGAAAAGTTAGCACAAAAGATAGGTGATTGCAGTTGGTCGGAGTTCACAAGACTACTGAAATATAAGGCTGAATGGTATGGTAGAACTGTACATAAAATAGATACTTTCTACCCTTCGAGTCAATTATGTTCAGTATGTGGCTACCAAAATGTAAAAGTAAAAGACTTAAATATAAGGAAATGGGTATGTCCGAAATGCGGTAGCAAACATGATAGAGACATTAATGCAAGTAAAAATATTCTAAATCAAGGGTTAAAAGAACTCAAAATAGAAATGGCGTAAACCTATAGATAAATACGGTAGGAACTATCGAAATTAAGCCTGTGGAGATAGTAGGTTGCGAGGTCGAAGAAGCAGGAAGCCCCATCCCCTTGTGGGTGGGGTAAGTTCACATTGCAATAATTCCAAAAAATATCAACAAGCATAATGCTCCTAGCATCCTGTCCTCTTTACTTCCAGTCCTCATAATTTTAAAACTGAACCTCTTTTCAACGAAAGGATGAAATAGCGGTACTCCCATAATAGTTAAGCTATCACATAATAAGTGCAATCCATACCCGACTGTGAAGAATATTGCTCCTTTTACGCTTATACAAGCTATACAAGCTGTAAAACTTAACATAGATAATATACTATGCGTAAATGTTCTATGCTTCCTTGTAGCTGCAAATACAGTTAATATAGCAAGAAATATAAAAGGTATAATCTTATCGCTAAAAAATATATAAATAACAGATAGTATAACTAAATAACTTATATATTCCAATCTTTTAAAAATACTAGCAGCAGGAGCATCTATGTCTGGCATTAAAGATCCTAATGCAGTAAACAGTCCAATCACTAAAAAATCTTTTGGTGTTCTCATGAAAATAGATGTAGCAGCTAGTCCTGTTGCTAAATGTGTCTTTCGTAACACATATATCACCTCACTTTTTAATTTTCAACAATTTCACAAAAATATATTCATGTGGACAGGCAACATTTACATACACTATACATACAATAACAGTAAATAAATAGTAGATGAGGTGTAAATTATATGCCTAGA